TGAAACTCTCAGTCCCATCTTCGCAAAATTCACGCGCGCACGCAAGAGCGTTTCACGTGGAACCGTTTTTCAAAAAAAAATCCTCACGCCCGCCCGCGGAGAGTTAACCACCAACGACTCTAACGGCGAAGCAACCAACCGCCGCCCTCCAACCAGTTTTTTTTGAAAAGCCCCCGAAGCCTCAAATCAGTCAGCCGCGCGCGTGCCGGCGGATTGGGCCTTCGAGCCGTGCCAAAGCCCGCGAACCACTGTGCCAAAAACCTGGCACTCCTCGCCTGAGGGCGGGGTGGGTGGCCTGGGAGGGTGAGTCGTTTTCGCTCCGTCCTGGGATGCCTTCGCGCTGTCGCCTGGAGGTTAGGTTCACCATCGCTCGGCGCCCGGCTTCGCCGTGCTCGAGCTCTCGGTTAACTGAGCTCGGCCCTATCGAGCCTTCGCGTAAGGCTCCGCCGTTCGGATCGTTGCGACCGAAGCGGCCGCGGGGCGGCCCGGTTATCTGGTCGCTTTGCTCCCCTGTGCGGGCCTTTGCTCCGCTTCGTCCCTTGTCGGAGCCCCTTCGGGGCGTAGGAAGGCCCCAATCTCCGTAGGTCCTTTCCCCGTGAGTTTGTCGTCGCTCGAGTTCGGCGTCGCTCGAGCCGCCGCGCTTGTCCTGGGATTGCGAATTGCCAGGCGGATGCGCGGTTGCGTCCTTAGCCGTCTAGCCTATGCGATAGCGATACGGCTCCGGTAGATTGGTTGGTGTCATAGCCGTGATCGTGGCCTCGAGCTGAGGCTGATAGCCGAACGCACCCGCTTTGACGATCGTGCCCTTCGGGCGACGACGTCCTTTGATCCCGGCGGCTGATGCGGCGGTTGTAGCCGTTCCGCAGGCGGATCGTTTAGCCTGATACTGAGCTTTCTGCTTCTTGGTCATGCGCCGGCGACGACGGACTACCTGATGCGGCAGGTCGATCGTTTCGCGGCTGATGAGAGGTTTCACGTAAACTCCTTTGCTGTCGAGCCCCTCCAGGATACCATAAACGTCAAGAGCCCCGGAGTTTACCGCAGGGCTCTTGGAAGTGAACCATTGCTCGACGGCTCGCCGTAACCGTATCACGCCGTTACGTTACCGTCAAGCGCGATAACCCTGAAACGAGCGACGGAATAAGGCCGTAGGAGCCGTTTTACCGCGCCCGCATGACCTAGACCTCGGCCCAAAAAGCTTGAAGCGCCTCATCCTTTCGGGTATACTTGGATGGTATGAAACCCGCACGCTATAGGTGTACTAAATGCCGCGCCCCGATCGAACCCATGCGAGCTGCCGCAGCCCTCTCTCGAGGCCGCGAGCCGACCTACTGCTCAAGCCGTTGCAAGAACGCTGCAGCTGCCGCTAGGAACCGCGCTAAACCTGCCGCGCCGAACGCCGTTCCGCTCCCGCCGGCGGCTCCCGCCGCGTCGATCATCTCGGTTTCCACCCTGGTCGAAAGACTTGCGGCCGCGATGGGGAAAACCCTTGACTAGTAACCCTTATAGGTGTATAGTTATTACACAACCAAACCGCCCAGAAGGGCAGGAGGCAAAAGCCAAATGTTAGGATGCGAGATCATCGAGGCCGCGGAACAGGGCGAGATTCGCTTCTGGAGCCCCAAGCGTACCGCGATCGTACTCTCTGAACACGGGCAGCACCTCAGCGACTTCGTTGACCAATACGCCAATGGCGTGCCCCAAGTCCGCTACCGCGCCGATGCGGTTCTTCTGTGGCTCGGGTACTAGCATGAACTCCTTTGACACCAACGTCCAAGCAGCCGAAGCGGGTACTGGGTCAGTTTGAGTAGCTGCCAAGCGCACAAACATTAAGGCCCGGTAGGGGGCGACGAAAGCCGCCCCTGCGTTCCGTTCCGATCGGGCGCGTCCCTAATGCCGCTTATAAGTACGAGAGGAACCGCCGATCCCGCACATTCGCAGAACCGACGTTCAGACCGCAGCCCGGGAGTATCGGGAACGATTAGGCAGAAAGCCCCTTCCTCGCTCCAAGCCTGTGCGAGGGAGGCGTATGACTTGTTGCGTCGCGGCTTTAGCCGATAACGCGCGTACGATCATTCTGGTTAGTGACCGCCAAATTGGGTTACGGATGATTTCAACCGACCCTGAAACGGTAAAAGCCAGGCAAGTTCATCCTAGATGGTGGCTGATGTACGCGGGTGATGATATCTCCCCGATTTTCAACATTGCGGACGCCATTCAAGAGGCGCTGAAAGAGCTAAGCGGTGGGCAGGCAGCAATAGACAATAATGCTACGACTATCCCGTCAATCTCGGACGTCGAGAAAAAGGTGAGCGAATGCGTCCAAAACGAGCGCCAAGCGGAGGTTGAAGCTCAATACCTGCGGCCACGGGGCTGGACGTTTGATACATTCCAACGGCAGGCACCCCACTTGCCCAAAAAACTTGTGACCTCAGTAGTCAACGAAGTCAACTCTCATGATATGCCGATATCATTGCTGCTCGCTGGATTCGATCGCCTAGGCTACGGATATTTGTTTACCGTCTACGGAACATCTATGTATCCTCGTCGCCACGATAATCCCGGCTATACGGCGATCGGGAGTGGCAGCGAGGCGGCTCAGTATTGGATGGGATACCGAGATATTGGGTACTTGTCTGGTTCCCGAGAGGTATTATACTCAGCGGTTGAAGGCAAATACTTCGCTGAGCTTTCACTTGGCGTTGGCGAATATACCGACGTTCATATCCTGCGCGCAGACAAGCCGGTACTAAGACTTTCGGACGACCTGATTGATAAGCAGATAATAGAGCCAATTCTTAAACGCATGGCCCCACGTTGGATAAGCGACGCTTTCCGAAAGAGGCTTAACACGATAGAAGTCTTGCAAGACCTTCCGCTGCTTAAGCTCGATAAGGAACCTAAGCCCGCAGCTACTTAGGCGGCCTCGCTATCCCGCAGAACGTCTGGCAGCCTAGCTAGGTCATGCAACGTCCAGATGCGATCGGTAACGCCCGCTGCGATTGCCGGCGTCGTCTTTACTGCGGCATGGCGCTTGATGAAGTTATAATACATAAAGTGCAGCGCGATCGCTCGCTGGTGGTTTTGCGCCTTCTTGGAGAAGGCGTTGGTCAGCCGCGTAAATCGCCGAATATGCATCCGCATCGTCAGGTTATTGCGCTCAACGTGGGCGGTCGTAATATGGTCCGGGTCAGGAGCGCCCCAAACTGAGGTGCGGATGACGTCCGTGACCACCATTGGCGAATACTTGGTATCGGCGCTCTCGAAGGGAATCCGCCCGTAAACCTTCACCTCGGTTCCGTGATCGGCGCGAGGAAACAGGGTTTCGATCGGCTCGTTATAGATGCCGAAGCCATCGGTCGTTATTTGGACCGCAGCCGATCTCACCCGCTCGGCTAGGTCGCGAATGAACCGCCAGGCGTCATCACGGCTACGCTTGCCAAGGTGCCAGGATACTACTAGCTTCGAATCGGGGTCTATCGCGGTCCAGGTCCACATATCGCCCAGGCCAAGGGTTCCGCGCAGGTCCCGCTTGAGATTCTTCTCTTTGGCATAGCAGAAGGACCAAACCTCATCGCATTGGATGCGCGCGGAGCACAGGTTCCGCAGGTTCGCGAATTGGTACTCGTCGCAAGCATCGCCAACCTCAGCTAGGAGCTTAACAACCGTATTCTTCGCAGCTCCGGTCATGCGGCAAGTGGCGCGAATAGAAGCGCCTTCGCAAAGCGCAGCGAGAACCTGAACGCGCTTCTCTAACGGCAACCGATTCATGCTTATATTATACTTCACCGATCAAGCATTCGCAAGCATAGCGGTGGTCATTTTGGCATGAATGGTTTAGTTGACAATGCTTGAAGCGGCGCTGCAAATGCGCTGGCCTCTCTTGCAAGTGTTGTGGGTTGACAGTACGGACCCGGCAAACGATTGGCTACCGCTTGGGGACCTTGAAGGCTACCCTGGGTCGCTGGATTGTACTTCGGTCGGATGGCTGGTGGGAGAGGATAAAGAATCCGTTACGCTTGCGGCGCACCTTTCATATCCCGAAGAAGAATGTCCGCGCGTTTGCGGCGTTATCTCTATTCCAAAGGCGGCGATCCTGGGGACAAAAACGATTAGCGTTTCCTCGTCCGCTTCACTACGCGCTTCGTTTTCCGTACCGGCTTTCGGCTCTTTTTCGGTCCCCTTTTCAGCGTCCGGTCGGGCTTCTCAGCGGGGACAGCTGGGGCGCTCCGTGCGCCGCCGCGTTTCTTCCCGCTAGGCGGCTTCCGTTTCTTTTTCTTGTCCTTGACTTTCACGCGTTTACGCAATCGGTCTACTAACTTACTCATCCTCGCTCATCCCCCACCGCGCCCTTGCGGCTTTGACGGCGATCGCGTGGCGCTCCTTAGCCGTTAGCGCCTTAGCGCGTGCCAAACCACCAACCTTGCCGCCTTTGCGGCCTAACGCGACCGCATGAGGATTTTTCTTCGGGGCGGGAGGCTTGGCGGGTTTTGGTGCCCTCTTGCCGTTCAGAGGTTCTTGCCTGGTCGCTAGCGCAACGATGCGGGCCGCGTTAGCGTTATAGTCACTCGGAGCTTTCCTTGAGCGCTTAACCATAAGCCGATGGTACCACGACAAAGCCCCGGAAAGCCGCTGCGACATTTATCTAACTGACCCACTACCGCCGAAGCGTGCGTCCTCGACAAGATGGTGCAAGCGCTCGACAACCTCACGCAGCCATTCTTCGCCGGCAAGACGGCGATCGAGGTTGGCAACGACGGATACCGCGATGGCCTCGCAGATGCGACCCTGACCGAGGAAATGGCCGCACCATAGGGAACACTATCAACGGATCCTCGGCTTGCTCCGAGATTACTCCGAAAGTAGACAAGGGAAGGAACAGCCCGCTGAAAATAAAGGCGGGCTGTTCTCTTTACATAGTGGCGCGGTGATGGTAAAGTAGTGGAGTGAACCGAGCCGCACACCGCGCAATCGCCAAGCATCAAGGGAAGTGCATCGAGCTCTGCGGGCGCAAAGCCGTCCGCGACCGGGTGAGATGCCGCAAGTGCTTGACGGCGGCGAAAGCGGCGCAGGCAAGGAATAGGCAGCGAGCCGCCGAGGTTCACCGCGAAGCTGCCGATAGCGCGCATGGGGGAGCCGCTACTCCGACGGCTCCCTCGCTCTCGAAAGAAGGATAACATGGGAACCTGGTTTTGTCGAAACTGTCATCGTGAGGTTCGCGGGCTCAAGTTCACCGCCTGCGATAAAAAAGCTCACTATTTGACGCCCGTCGTCACGAACGACGAGCCTCGGCCCGGCCTAAGCCTGGAAGCCGCTCATTTACTCTACGACTGGAGCCATGCGGCGAACAAGGCGTGCGGCGACATCTACAACCCGCAATGCTAAGAACAACGCAAAAGGGCGCGGTGGACTCCATATCTGCCGCGCCCCTCCCTGACGAAAGGACTCTATGACGGACAATACCACGAAACCCGCCGAAGCGGCAATCCCCGACGAAGGGCTCCTCTTTCACGCGACCGTGAGAACCGTCCGCGAGAAGTACCGATTTGGCGCCAAGGAATTGCCGGCATACGCCGCAACGCTCGACGCGCTTGGCTTCACCGCCGAGATCACGCTCGATGCGCCGCTGCCGTTTCACTCGGAATTCGACGTAATCGTAAAGCCGGTGAAGCCATGAACGACGCGGAGCGAGTTGAAGTATCGTGCGCGAAGGCTGCTAAGGCGATTTACACGGGCGAGAGCGAGAACGCGATTAAACAAGCGTTGATGCTTGTCGCCACAGCCGCTCAAGTCGCCGCCATTGGTTCAGTAAAGAGCGCGTGGGATAACACCAGGAGGCACTTTAATGGATGAATGGTTCGCGCGATTTAACTACGACCCGCTCCTCGTAGCGGTGCTGGTGGTGCTGCTGGTCATCGCGTTCGGCGGAATGGCGCTGGATGTTTGGGGGCGGAGATGAAGCGCTGCCGCACCTGCAATCGCATGAAGCCGATCGCGCAATTCCACCCGGACTATACCGCGCTTTGCCTTCGCTGTTGGAGTACGCAGCCGGGCTTCGGCACGGACTATCTGGAGGCGCGGGAACCGTATGAGCCGTGGTTCGCGCGATGACTACGCACCACGATTGGCTAGTATTCGCGTGGGGCTGGCTTTCCGCAATGTTCGGCGTTGCCTTCATGTGGCTCGGACAATCTCTCTGGGACAAGTGGCATAGCTGATGATTGACATCGCCGCTCGCATCCGCGCCGCTGCGCTGGAGGGTTCGCCGCTTCGCGCGCGAGCCGCAGAGCTTTGGAAGCGATCCGCGCCACCGCTGTTCGATGAGCATGAGGAGCGCACCGGGCTTCGCGTTTCCGATGCTGGCCGTTGTGTGCGCCAAGTTTGGGATGAGATACACAACGGCAAACAGCCGCGCGATCCCGATGTTCAAATCGACAGCCTTGACGATGGGACGCTTATCGGATGCTGGCGCGCTTGCCTTCTCGCCGCCTCACTTAAGGCGGATGGCTACCACGTCGAGTTAGAGCCCGAGGTGTCGCACGACGGGACGCCGGGGCATATTGACCTTTTTTACCAGCGAATAACCTCCCCGAGTTTAGTTGAAGATGGCGTCGTAGAGTTTAAGTATACGAAGCAATCCTGGTCGGTTAAGGCACCGGACGAACCCAATAAGAACGGCGACACAAAGCGTTTTCAAATCCTCCAGCTTATGAAGTATTGCGCGGCAAAGGGATGCGAAGATGGGGCGATCGTTACCATAGCGCCGAGCTGGGAAGGCAAAGGCCGCGTCGATTGGTACAAGCTCGGCGATTGGCAGCACGCCGTCATCGGCGAATGGCTACGCCTGAGCGCGGCCCTTGGCCCGGTCGAACCGGAAGGTGATGCAGCGGAGAAGTGGCGCTGCCGCGCCTCGTCCTGCTCGGTGAGCGCGTGCCCGCGAAATGAGAACTACGCTGAACCTCTCGAAGAAAAACTTGCCGCGAGTTTGGCGGCGAGGGAAACCGCGCTGAACGAACTGTCGGCGATTACTTCCGCGCCATCTTTTGCGAAGGAACTGGAGAAACTGAAGTAATGAACGAGCCAATCGAAGCTGAACACCGCGCTCTCGCAGTTGTCGAGGAGCCCGTGGCAGCACCCGTCGCGTTGCTGGGCAGCGACGACCCGGCCGTTGCGCTTGACCGCGCCGTGGGCGTTGCGAACGTCCTAAAGAAACTCATCGTCGCGCAAGGCTACGCCAAAAAACTCGGCAAGGGCGATCGCGAGTTTGTCGAAGTCGCCGGTTGGCAGGCTCTCGGCGGATTCCTCGATACGTTCGCCAAGGTCGAGTGGTCGAAGCCGATTGAACGCGGATTCGAGAGCCGCGTGGTTCTCATTCGACGCGGCCAAGAAGTCGGCGCTGGCGAAGCGATCTGCACGCGCGATGAACGCAATTGGAAAGACCGTGATGACTTCGCGATTAAAAGTATGTCCCAGACTAGAGCTGCCGGCAAGGCGTTCCGCTTGACGTTTGGCTGGCTTATGACCATCGCGGGGTACGAGAGCACGCCGCAGGAGGAAATGGTTAGCGCAACGCCGCGTGACCCGAGAGGGCCCAGGCCGCCCGTCGAAAGCGAAGCGCAGGTAGAGCGCCGGCGCGCTGAGGGTATTGCGCGAATTCACGCCTATTGTCGCACCCACGGCATCGACACCGAGGGCGCAGACTCGCCGTATCGCAAACTGCTTCTCACGGATCCAGCGTTCTGCCACCATTTTGAATCGCCGGATTCCGAGGTGACGAGCAAGGCGTTGACTTTGGATGAGCTTCAGCGCTTCAGCATGGCGCTCCAGGCACTCGTCCGCGAAAGACAGGCCGCGCAATGAACTCGCCCGAGGTGATTTTCTTCCTACTAGGAGCGGCTGCAGGCTTCGTTTTGGGCGCCACATTGTACGGGGGGATGAAATGGAGCGCATAAAAGTCCGCATTCCGTTTCCGTTGTTACGCGGTAGTGGCAGCGCGCTAATCGCTATCGGCAATTACTGGTTTAGTCTCATTTGGATCGGGCGAAATGCACACTTATAGCACAAAAATGGTTGGCGAGGCTTACGCCTATCGTGGCCCGTGGGACATTTCAGTTTGGAAGCCCGAAGGAATCACGTTGCATCGCAGAATGAAAGCTAAGGAGCGGTGCGAAGCTAAAACCAGACAGGGAAAGAAATGCAAGCACCGAGCGCTGTATCTTGACTTCCACACGAGCAAAATCGTTTGCTTCTGCTGGCAGCATAAACACAACCTCGAACCCGGCGTGATGTGGGTGGGCGCATGATCGCCGAACTACAAGCCGAGCCGCGTCGTCGTAAGCATCCGCCGATAGAAGTTAGATTCTGGCGATTTGTCGAGCCAATTCCGGAGGGAGACGGCTGCTGGGAATGGACCGGCGGACTCTCAAAAGGTTACGGACACATTACTCGCGGTAATCGTAAAATGGCTAAGGCGCATCGCATAAGTTGGGAGCTTCACTTTGGAGAAATCCCGGACGGGCTATGCGTTTGTCATCGCTGCGACAATCGCTCGTGCGTGAATCCGTCGCACCTCTTCCTGGGAACCTACGATGACAACAACCAGGATATGATCGCCAAGGGTAGATTTAGGCATATGCTTCGCAGCGATACCTGTGTTCACGGGCACCATTCTTACTGTATCCTTCGCGCCGGAGCGAGCGCGGGTCGTCAGGTTTGCGCCGAGTGCGGCCGTTTACGGTGCGCTGCGCTTAGAGCGCGGAAGGCCGCGTTATGATTTGGGAAGAGCAACAAGCTCGTAAGCGCAACGAGCGCGAGCCACGCGATTGGGCGACCTACCGCGACGCTTTGATCGAAAGCGGGATGGTTGAGGAGGCGCACTACCGACGGCATATCGAGGACGGCCAAAACTTTTGCTCCCAACCGTTCATCGAGGCCGCCGCGCTCGCGCGAAAAGATCGAGCCCACCCTCGTTGACGCTCTATTCCTTGAAAAGCATGGCCGCACCCTCGATGCCGAACCCTACGCGGAGGACGCCTAAGGCTTGCGTGCGGGGCAGCGGTAGGGTAGAATCTAAGAGCGAGCGCCGCCGACGGGTAGCGCAAAGCGAGTTACTTTGGCGCCGAAGGGCGCTTTGCCGAAGGGCGTCCGACAGCGCAAGTAACCGGCGCTAGCACCTTTTCGACCGAGCCTCTCCGACGCAGTTTGGAGAGGTTTCGTCTTGTCTAAAAAACCGGCTTCGTGACCCCGCTGCAAGCCGCTCTCGGCTATGCGAAACGCGGAATGTACGTTTTCCCCTGCTGGCCTGGCAAGAAAACCCCGATCACCGAAAAAGGGCTGCTCGAGGCTACACTCGACTCGAAGCAAATCACAACCTGGTGGAAGCGAACGCCGTATGCGAACGTAGCCATTTCATGCGGCCCGAGCGGGATCGTCGTTCTCGACGTTGACCCCCGCAACGGCGGCGACGCGAGCTTCGAGGGCCTACGCTCTGAGCTCGGATCTGCGGCCTTCGATACTAAGACCCAGACCACGCCGAGCGGCGGAACGCATTACCTTTACCGCGCTCCGTCTGAGCCGGTCGCCAACAGCTCGAGCCTTATCGCCCCAGGCATTGACGTCCGCGGGATGGGCGGATACATCCTCGTACCGCCGAGCCGGAACGGAACCGCTGGATACGTTTGGGAGGTATCGAGCCGGGATATAACACTCGCGGACTTCCCAAAGGCGCTCCAGGACCGCCTACGGCCCAAGAAAACTAGCTTTGAAACGGCCGACGCGGTGATCGAGGGCGGCCGAAACCATTTCCTAGCCTCGATGGCCGGCGCCCTCCGCCGTAAGGGACTCTCTGCGAGCGAGATTCACGCTGCGATCGGGATGGCGAACAAGGACCGCTGCAAGCCTCCGCTCGAGGAAAAAGAAGTCGCGGCGATTGCCAAGAGCATCGGAAGGTACGAGCCGAGCGATCCACTACGCCCGCTCACGGTTAGCACCCTCGGGCTCCTCACCTTCGACCAGCTTTGCGAACGGACAAAAGAGCAAGTGGAATGGATGATCGAGGGGCTTCTACGCCAATCGGGGCTCATGCTGCTTGCCGGCCGCCCCAAGGTCGGGAAGTCAGCCCTGGCACGCAACCTGGCCCTGTCTGTCGCCACGGGGCAGCCATTCTTAGGCCGACGCTGCATAGCCGGGAAGGTCATCTGGCTCGGGCTCGAGGAACCCGCGACCGAGCTCCGAGATAAGCTCGAGATCATGGGCGCTCAGGGCCTGCCTATCCTCTACCGGGTGGACCCGTTTGCCGGCGATGAGCTCGAGTGGCTTCGCCTCGCCGTGGACACCGAGCGACCCGCGATGGTGATTATCGACACCATCGGCCGGTTCTCCAAGATCGAAAACATCAACGACTACTCCCAGGTGACTCGAGCCACGCAGCCCATCCTGGACCTGCGAGATCGCTTCGGGACGACCTTCGTTCTCCTCCACCACAATAACAACTCCAACAGCCCGCTTGGCAGCACGCAATGGCAAGGCGTCCCCGACGTCATCGTTTCGCTCACCAAGAACGAGGACGACACTCGGTTCGTTAAGAGCATCGGCCAAAGGAGCGGCCTCGAACTCGAGCCAACCGCCCTCACGCTTGACCACGATACCGGCCGCATCGTTGGCGAGGAGTCTCGAGCGATCGTTGACCAGCGCACCGCGGAGCAGCGAATCCTGAGCGCCGTCGAAAACGGCGTCCAATACACCCGCGAACAACTCGCCCGGCTCGGGGCGCGCAAGCTCCGCTACGGCCGCGCTGCGGTTGATTCGCTGGCGAGCGCGGGATTTTTTAAGACCATCGGTAGTGGGTCAAGAGGGGATCCGAGATTCTACCTGCCCGCGACGCCCGAAGAATCCAATTCCTCGGTTTCTTCGGGATGGGGTCTTAAGGACGAGGAACCCGAACGTCCCGACCATCGGGCTCAAGAAAAGCCCGAGGAAAGCCCTATGAAACCCGAGCGACCCGAGGAACCCGTAGAGTCCGAAGAACCCGACCTATTGTTAGCTTACGCTGAAGAAAGGCTAGGAAGCTATGATGAGATACCTGGGGCCTGAGCCCTGTCGCCATGCTCAATTCGAGCCGCGGCTGAGAACGCTATCGAATAACACGGTTCACGTTTGGAACCAATGCTTGTCGTGCGGTGCCCCGGTTGGGAGTGCGCGACCCAAGGCAAAGTACGATCTACCTAAACTCGAGCCGTTCAATGAGGAAGCCGTAGGCCGCCTGAAGGCCGAGGAGCGCGGATCCCCGCCTCCGTGGAACGACGACTTCTGGCGGTGGTATACGCTCTATCTCGAGAGCCCAACCTGGGCAGAGAAGCGCGGCGCGGTGCTAGCGCGGGACCGGGAGCGATGCCAAGCGTGCCTCGTAGAGCGGGCGACCCAGGCCCACCATTTGACCTATCGGCACATTGGCCGAGAGCCGCTCTTCGAACTTACGGCGGTCTGTGAGCCGTGTCACACCCTGATAACGGCGATGGATCGCGGTCAGAACCGGGACGATACCCTCCCGTGGTGAGCGGCCCCTACGTCATCGAACACCACCCTGAATCGCAATGGCCCTGGCACGTGTGCCACCGGGCCGGGAGGTGGCCGATTGGGCGGTTTTTGGAGGAGGCCGGGGCGCGGGTGTGGCTGGGCTACCTCGAACGGGGGGACGCAGATGCCCTACGAGGGTAACGGATCCGACGGAAAGCACTACTGGCTGACGCCGCCAGACTTGATGGCAGAGCTGCAGCTGGAGTTCGACTTCGACTATGACCCCTGCCCGTATCCATTGCCGTGGAACTTCGACGGGCTGCGCGAGGAGTGGGGGCAATCGAACTATGTCAACCCGCCATTTAAGGGTCCGACGGCTTGGGTCCGCAAGGCCATCGAGGAGCACAAGAAGGGGAAGCGAGTGGTGTTTGTGTTCCCGGTGGACAAGTGGGTTCTAATGCTCCTTGCCGCGGGCGCGAAAGTCCGCAACCTTGGCGACGTAAAATGGTGCGCCACCGAGGACGGGCTCCCTGGTAAAGGCACAGGGCGCCATATCGCGATGTTCATCCTCGACAGGATTGACAGCGCGGCTCAGTAGCCCTACACTCATACCGTGAACTGCGAACAATGCGGCGAGCCCATCCCGCCCGAGCGCATCCTGGCCGCGCAGACCCGCAACCGCGAGCCAAAGTATTGCTCCATCGTTTGCCGCTCCCGAGCCGCCGCTCGCAGGCAGCGCCAGAAGCGCAAGGCGGCAGAGTGAAGCCAGACTACCAGCCAAGCGTTCAGCGCGCGATAGAAGAAGCGGAGCCGCGTTACGTCGAGATTCGCCAGCCAACGGTGCCTCTAATTTCGTTGCGCCAGGCCAAGGGCCGCAAACGCGATCCGGGCATGAACAAGCTGGAGGTGGACTACTCGGCGCTACTCGATCAGGAGCTCGCCGCTGGCCGCATCCTGTGGCGTAGCGCGCATGAGCCGCTCTCGATTCGCCTGGCGGATAACACGTTCTACAAGCCGGACTTCCTGGTGATGAACGCTGATTGCGAGTTGCAGATCCGCGAGGTTAAGGGCGGGTACTTTCCGCCCAAGAACAAGGCGAAAACCAAAATCGCCGCCGAGTTGCTGCCCATCCCCATTATCATCTGCCGCCGCGAAAAGAAAACCGAACCCTGGACCTATGAAGAAATCTGAAAGGACTCCATGAAACGATTCCTTCCCCTAGCGCTCGCCGCGCTTGCCGCCTGCTCCGGTGGTGGAAGCGGTGGCGGATCCGGCCCCCCGCCGACAGCCCAACCTACCGGGCGACAGCACGGGCCCCTGCCGCCGATTCAGCACGTCGTTGTGATCGTCCAGGAGAACCGTTCGTTCGACAATCTATTCAATGGGTTTCCCGGTGCGAACACGCAAAGCTACGGGATGAACTCCAGCGGCCAGCAGGTGCCGCTCCAGCCCGTATCCCTCACCGCGCCTTACGACCTGTCGCACATTCACGAAGGCTTCAAGCGTGAGTATGCCGGCGGGGCGCTCAATGGGTTCAACCTGGTCGGCGTGACCTGCAAGCGCTCGTCCTGCCCACCGCCAGGAACCGCGGCCTACGCCTACGTTCCGCGGTCGGAGATTCAGCCGTATTGGGACCTCGCCTCGCAGTACGTTCTGGCCGACGAAATGTTTCAGAGCAACGAAGGCCCGTCGTTCCCGGCGCATCAGTATCTCGTCAGCGGGACGTCAACGATCGCCGACGGCTCGAACCTTCGCGCGGACGACAACGCCGCGGACCCGCACGGCACCGCAGGCCAAGGCGGGTGCGACTCGATGCCAGGAACGACCACCAAGGTCATCGACGAAGCGGGGCAGCAGAAGGACGGGCCGTTTCCGTGCTACAACCGCCTCTCCATCTTCGACCTGCTGGACAACGCGGGCGTGAGTTGGAAATACTACGAGTGGCGCGTTGGGCCGGGTTCGTGGAACGGAGCCGACGCCATCAAACAGATTTGGCAGAAGCCCGAGTACCACCAAAACGTGGTGCAGCCTCCTTCGCAGGTGTTGACCGACATCGCGAATGGTACGCTGCCTGCCGTGTCGTTCGTCACGCCGACCGCGCTTGCGTCGGACCACGCGATACACACCGACGGCTCAGGGCCCGCCTGGGTCGCGAGCGTGGTGAACGCGATTGGCGCATCGAAGTATTGGCAGAACACGGCGGTTATCTTTACCGAAGATGACTGGGGCGGCTGGTATGACAATGTCCCGCCAAGGCAACTAAACAGTTACGAATTGGGATTCAGGGTCCCGCTTATCGTTATTTCTCCATACGCAAAGACGGGATTCGTAAGCCATACGCAGTATGAATTTGGCTCCATTCTTAAGTTTATTGAGGAAGAGTTCAACCTTCCGTCAATGAATACTACGGATGCTAGGTCCGCGGATTTGTCAGATTGCTTCAACCCATCTCAGAAGCTACGCCACTTTCGACATATAAAATCCAAGCTAGGGCCAGCGTACTTTCTGCGGCAAAGGAACGAGGGGAGCCCGGATGATGACTAAACTCCTGATTGCCCTGCTCAACCCACTTGCGCTACTCATGCTCTTGCTCATCGCGGCGTTCCCGCGAGTGGCGTGGTGGCCGCGATGAAAGACTATTGGCAAACGCTGGTTCCCGGCCCGGGAAACTACGATCCGTTTCAACGTGGCGGCCCTTTTTGGTGCGGCCATCGGCACCCAACCCAGGAGGAAGCGATGAACTGCGGACGCTTACTAATGCGAGATTGGACTGCGGTTCCTCTAGTCATGCTGCGCCCGCTTCCAGGGGTAACACCATGACCCTGATCCTCGCGATCTTGCTCGCCACAGTATCGCCCATCCCGTCACCGATGCCGACCCTGCCCGTGAATTACGATGAGTTCTGCGCGAGCCGCCATAGCGGCGCGTATCAGGGCCTGGCAACGAGCCCGGCGCTCGGCGTGGTTGTGATGTGTGAGAAGGCCGACTACAGGTTCTACCGCAGCGCCGTGCCGACGAAATGGCCGCGCATACCGGATGCAACACCGAGGCCGCGATGAGTAACGCGACAGACCTGGCTCAGCGGTTGCGCGACGAAACCGCTGGTGGCGTAAGATACGGCTACCCGAATGTCGGCATCGTTGCCGATGAGGCGGCAGACGAGCTTGAACGCTTGGCGGCGATAGAAAAACAAGAACGGGAGGACAAGCATCGTGTGGATTCAGAGCGTACTTGAGATAATGCGCGACGGCAAAGGCATCGGCAAGTATCGCCTTACGGCTCGCTCCGACGAAGATGGGGGCGGTCCCTACGGCGGCTGCGAACACGAACACGATACCAGGGAGGAAGCCGAAGATTGCGTCGAGGCTCGCATCGAGTGCGGTAAAATCACCGGCTTTCCGGCTACGTGCGACGAGGTTCACGATGGAGGAACTAAGTGCGAAAACCGACTGGGCCATGACGGAGTGCACCGTGGCTCGTTCGATCAGACTGTGGAGTGGTAAGCATGACCGATGCTTGGGGGTTCGTGCTTGGAGTGAACGCGCTGTGATTCGCGTCGTGTACGACCGCGGAGATGGCTTTATCACTATCGTGTCTATGGGCCATGCCGACCCAAAGATTTGCGCGGCTGTTTGTAATGCACTATACGGGGCGGCCCGAGAGCTAGAAATGCTGGCGTTTAAGTTCCCGCGTGAAGTAGCGTTTGAGGCGACAGAACACGGAAAGCTTAAGCCGACTATCGTTAAAAGTGCGCTAAAACAATGACCCCTGCGATTACGTTCGGGATAGCAACAACGAGAGGAGAGAGCTGATGGATAACCTGATACCGGCTGGGTTTACTTGCCCGCGTTGTGGGCATTGGGTTCCTGGCGGCTATAAATGTGGATGCAAGCCATGACCTACGATTACGTCGCCCGCGTCACGTTTGAGGCCGAGAGTGACCAGGATGCGCGCCAGGTCAAGGCTGGACTAAATACGGCGATTCTGCAAGGCGCGATAAACCTCGGGCGATCTACCGAACTGCAATCGAATCTCTACAATACGAGCGCACCCGATATGCCCGGTGGTGTCGAAGTAACGCCAGAATCTCTGCCCGGATTCGACCGAAGTAATCCCGGATTCGACAACTCTAATGGGTTAGGAGGATAAACATGACCAGCAAACACCGACACCATTTCAAGGAACTGTGTGCTAGGTTCTTTCGTACCTCCGTGGTTAATCACCAAGTGGTACAAGCAGCTGGACCTTACAAGGTTTGCATAAAACTTTGCGCTTGCGGAGCGCAGCGATGAGTCTATTTTGGCCCCTAGTTGGAACCTTCGGAATCGCACTGCTCTACGTAGTTGCCATAAAACTCTTAGGCTGGATCGCAGTACTAAAATTTTATGGCTCAGAACCGCTGGTCACAAAGGAGTCCGAGCCATGAAAGAGCCGCGGTTTTGGATTGGAGACTTTACCGAGCGCATCTACATGACCCACACCTGGCGCGAAAATAAGCAGCACCCTGGAATCTTTGAATGCACAGGCAAAAGGTTCGACGTGACAGATGGCGTCCTAGCGGTTGCAAGAAAACACGCCGCGCTTAAGGCTAAGCCGTCACAGCGCTCGGAACGCGATATAGAAACTGACGCGATAGCCGAGATGACAACACGCGACGACCCACATCGGCAATGCGCTTGCTCAACGCGAGAGATTTGCAACGAAGCGCGGGCTAAGGCCATTGCATGGTATGAATCCGAGAAGCCCTGGGTGACACCCGAAATGATGGTTGCTTATAAGGTCGGCTATGCGGCCTGCCTAATGAAAGGGAGCAAGCCATGACAAATCCGCGCCAGGAGCCCGCTGATGGTGAGAAATGGATTGCTGCCGAGGATGTGGACCGGCTTTGCCGCGAGATGGACGTAGCCCTGAACGGCGAGGACGGCGCGGCACCGCAGGCTTCGCTCTGCGACATCGCGGCGCAAGTCATCGCCCAGGCACGTAAAGCAACGGTAGCCGCTGATAGTGACGCTCACCAAATGGCGGCGCGGTTGCGAGAAAGCGATTGGCGCGATGTTGATGAAACGCCCATCCTCAAAGAAGCCGCCAACTTCATCCTCACGCAAGATGCGAGAATCCGAGAACTAGAACAGGAAAAGAAATGAAACGAACCGATTTACTGAAATCTCTTGCCAAACTCCCGCTCTTGGGCGTACTATTGACGAGCACACACGTAGGTCAATGGGAGCCTGGAGAGTCCGAAGCTGCTGCCGATGGGGTGGAGCACGTATTCGCCGGGCTTACTCCTTTTGGTCGCTACTTCACAGTGCGCGGTTACGGGTGGCCGACGCTCCAAGAAATCAAGGACTTTGCGTTGACCGGATTCGACCGCCTGGAGATTTGGGAGAAGGGTCGCGTCATCTATCAGGACACGACTTGGCCGGGGCGCATACCTGCGGGCTGGCAATCCCTCGAACACGCTGGCTTCTTGCGATGACCCACACACCGCATGAGGCACAGCAAGCGGCAGAACTAGCATATCCCGACCCGCCAGATACGGGACTCTGGGAGCATACACTTGTGCGGATTTGCCGAGAGCACTTCATAGCCGGTTGGGAAGCCAAGGCCAAGAGCGTACACGTTACCGAGGCGATGGTGAGCGCCGCCATTAACGCTTACGGCCAGCGAGGAGCAAAACATGAGTGATGCCCGCGAACTTGCGGCAGAACTTCTCGTTATTGACAGGGCTACCGCTCCGAAGTACGCATACGGGAACCCGTCAGTATTCAAGCAAGCCGCCGATATGCTCCTCGCGCAAGCAGCCACTATCGAAGCGCGTGACGCCGAAATACGCCTCCAGGCCGGTACGATCAACGAGCGCGATGCCACGCTTGCGCGGCTGACGGGGTACCGAGATGCGGCGCTGCACGAACTCGACACCGATGGCTCGCACCAATCTATAAGTCTGGCGACAAGAGTTCGCGCCGCAGTAGGAGGGGGCGAGTGATGGCGCTGCAAGTCCTTGCGACCGCGCTGGCGTTGCTAATGGCTGGTGTGCGGTGAATTGCAAACAACTTCGAGCTAACGTCGCTTACGTCGCATACTGCATGAAGCTACTGCGCGACAGCCCTGGGAGCTATGAGGCGGCTGCAGTCTGTGTGCCATTCGATAACTGGCTAGATTTTCTTGAAGGAAGAACGTATGCACCGGAAGCTGGCGAGGTGTGGTCAGACGTTCAACAACCCAAGCGGAGGCATCATGGCTGAGCCGTTTGATTCAGCAAAGAACTACGTTGAGGAACACGTTTACAACGATACGCAGAAAGGCGTGAGTGTAGCTGACCAGGTCATTGCGGCATATCTCGCGGGTCGAAACGACGCGCTTGAGCAACAGCCGTGACCGTCATCTTTCTGGCCTTGGCGATCTGGCTGTTCGGGTATGTTTGGCCGTATATCTATTACGCGGGCTATCAGCGGTGCCCGCCGCCGTGAAGGTCAGCGACGAGATACTCGACGCCGCGTGCGACGCTTTCGGATCCGTGCCTGAGTATGAGAGTGACCGCGCCGCCTTAAAGATTGCTTTGCAGACTGCTTTCGACCTTTTGCCTTCTTGCGCTTGTTGCCACGGAATAGCCGAGCCTCGTGAGCCATCTTCCGACACTTCGCCTTCTTCTTAGGGTCACGCCCAGCCGAACCGTAGCACCCGCGCACGGCGTTTAGGCTTTTCTGAGCGGATGCCCACGGCATTATCGGCGCGCTGTGCGCTTCTTGGTGCGCTTGCGCTTGCGAACATTCAAGGCGAAGTTGGCTTTCTTGCCAACCGCGCCACCCTTCGCCTTATCCCGCTTCATCTCCGCAACGGTGTGGTGACCGTAAGATCCCTTCGTGCCTTTCTGAGCCATGCGCCGGGAGGCGGCTTGAATCCACTTGCCGCCTCGTTTCTTGCGCTTACGCGCGGCCATTGGCTAGGCGCCGGTCCACGGAGCAACGGTGAGCGTTACGCCTTCGTTGCCGATGCGAACGGGTCCGACCGATCCTTGACCAGCTTCAAGCCCGGTTCCGAACTGAATGAGCCCTTGCGCGATCTGCGCCATGAACCCGGTCTTGAAGAAGATGCCGAGCAGCGTCCCGGCGATGATGAAATACTGTCCTAGTTGTGAAATTGTAGTACCCTCCTATGGGTTGCCTTTCGTTACCGCCACGATCGGCGGCGTCGATGTAGTAGTTACGTTGAGTGCTCCGTTTGCCGTTCCGTCCGGCCCGATGACCGGCATATCCGGCGTGATGGTCTTAGCGGGCGATGGGATGAGCGTATTGAGCAAAGCTGCCATAGCGATGACGACCGGCCCTGCCGAGGCCCACTTCGGGCCACCCAAGGCAAAGACGACCGTGAGCCCACCGCCCGCGATGAACCCCAGCGCCTTCGACCATTGGATGGCCTTGAAGTTCATTACGGGCCTTTGGGTACGTTAACGGCGTCGGCAACGTCGAGGAAGATGCTCGCCGGAGGTCCGACTACGACATCGCAAACCTGCGTTACCTGTGGCAGCCCGTCTGCGTCCGTGACCGTTATTGTGACGTTCTGCGCCGCGGTCGCGCCCGTTGCCAGAACCGCAGCTAACGCTCCCGCAAGCGGACCTGACGGCATGGTGCCGACTGACGGGGTGATCGACGGGTCGCTTGACGCTGCCGCAAACGTATCGCCCGCTTGAGGCGGAACGATATTTCCGAGGGCATCCTTGGTCTGAATCGCGACGTACTCCGTAGAGTTTACGGGAATCTCGAGATTTGGCATTGTGACTCCATTTCTAGTGATGATTGGTAATGCTAGCACTATGCGGACTGGGGGATTGTGGTCGCTGCCACTTTCGAGAAACCGGAGTATCCGCTTCTCCAGATTCTCGATCTTGTTTTGCTGAATAGAGTTGAAAATGAAAGCCAGGGCGGCCAGGAAGAACAGGGACGCGACCTGCCCGACTCCTACGATTACGTTGACGTTCAAGACGACACTCCAAAGAGCGGCGCGGCGAGGTATAGCGCTTCAGCCATCGCTATCAAGAATAGCACGGCCCACTCCTCCTCGTCGGTCATGGTGTCTCCGGGCCATCCAGGCCCCAAAAATCTACGCCAGGCCGATTCAAGAGGTTGGCCTTGATATTATGGACCTGAGAGCGAAGCCACGATGCCGAGGCTTTGCAATTGGCGACGTTGACGCCGTTCGATATGTAGGCCGGGTCTAGCAGGGCAAGGTCCCAGCGCGAGTCGGGGTCGCCGCTTCCGACAAAGTACCCGAACTCGTCCGAGGCGGCTTGCGATGATGCCGCGCCACCGGGAACACCGTAGTCCACGGTTTGAATCGCCCGCTCGCCGTGGGTTGACACGACGTAAATCGGCCCGTTCTGAAGTTGCGCCGCCACGCTTGTTGGGAACGATTCGGCTGAATCGATGCTTTTGAGTTGGCAAATCCGGGCTATGATTCCAGCGTGAATCCAAGCGTGCGCGATCGTGTACGGGTTATCGCCAAAGTCGTCTGTGGTTGCCCGATCCATGCACATCGCGGCCACCTCGATATTTGAGGAGCCGTCGCGAGGGTCGGTGTTGAGGTCCCAAGTGCCGTAATCGTTCGGAGTTGAGAGCGAATCGTTTTTCCAAATGGCGAATTGCTGCCCGAGAGTCGCCCACGGAACGAGCCAAAACCCATTCGGGTTGTCGTGTAGTAGCCGCAGATTGTGCAGGTCGTATGGCGTGAATGTTCCGGTCAGCGCGAACTCCACATGGTAGGCGCGCAAGCGAACCGGAGGCGATGCCGACCAATGCCCGGTGACAAGCACTACGATTGCGGCCCTTGCGATGGAATCGCTACGGCTACGACTTCGGGTTTTGGAGCGAGAGCCGTCATAAGCGCCGTGACCTGCGTTTGGAGATGTTGGTTTTGGATCCTCAGATCGGCGTTCACGGATTGCTCCGACACAACTTCTTGCTGTTTGGCCGCGAGGTTGCTGTTGACGGTCGTATGGATGATGTCGAGCTTGGCGTTACCTTGCGAGATTCGCGCGGTCATCAACGCACCGAACACGATGACAACCAATCCGATGACCCCGTTGACGGCTAGATAGAGCCACGGTAGCCACGAAGTGTAATCAACCGTCATCGTCTGCCGTTTCGTTTCATTGCCACGGCAAAGAAGGCCAAGCCCGCAAGGAGCGCGAGCAATCCAAGGAAGGCAACTGTCGCTGCGATAGGCAGCGCGGCGTCAGAGTTCGGCACATTACCGACTTAGGTGCAAGGCTGGCCCGAACACTTTCCAGCCGAGGATAAGGATAAGGATGAACGGAACGCCCCACGAGTACGGGGCAAACTGTGCGTTGCGTGAACTCCAAAATCCAAATACGAGGCAAACGATTGCCAAAATCCAAAACAGCAAACCAAGATCCATTATAATTTCTCCTTTAGTCCGAGTGTCATTTATATCCCCTCACAGGTGAAGGCGTAGTTGATCGTTGTGTTGGCCGGAATCGTCAGGCCGCTGGTATTGAGGAACGACCAGGCCACCTGGTTTCCGCTCAGAGGGTGCGCGTCCATCTCGACCGAGAAGTACACGACGCCGATTTGCGTTGCCTGGCACGCATAGTAAGCGTTGCTAAACTGAGCCGCCGGAGGCCACGTTTTGTACGTCGTGAACAGACACTCGGCCAGCGGCGCGCAATCCGAGGCCGTAACCAGCGACGTGTGGTCGTGTATGACATGGAAGGTGGAGCCACAAAGCGTCCCGCTGTCGGTGTAGCACGGCAGCGTTCCGCTCGCCGCGTTTCGGATGTTCGGAGCGTGGAAGATGCCAAGAAGCGCGAGGGCTAGGAAGAGGCTAGTGAATCGCATAGAACACCACGAACTTGCCCGCTGTTGTCGTGCCAGCCGTGACGCCGCAGAAGTTATAGGCCGTTGCGTTGTTTGGAATAATTAATGGAACTGCTGCTGGCGGCGGCATCCCCACGACACCAGAGGCGGCCAGCATGCCGCCAGCCCACCCGTTTAGCCAGCCTCCGCTCGTTGTACCCGGCGCCGTCGGAGCAGGCAAGAGTGTTACCGTGTTGGTCTGACAGGTCGCGCCTTGACCGTATTCATACTGAATGGTGTTAGTCGCGTTAGTTCCAGTACTCTGCCAAGTTGCAAGGCAAATATAAATGGACTGATTAGTTACTCCCGTTATGAGAAGCGTTGTAACGGCGGTTGAAATTGCCGCACTATTTGCAAACGTGTCACAGATCGGGGAAACGTAGGTCGCGCCGGTGCCGTACAGAATCGGTTGCACGCCAGCCCACCCGCCGGGCGTAGCGGTTGGAAGAGTTACGCCAGGAGGGGGGGTTACCACCGGAATCGGCGAGGCGTTATCAACCGTCATGTGTAGGTTGGTTCCGGTTGCTTGACCGACGACCCACGGGCTCGTCACCTGAGAGGCGTTGACCGGGCAGTTAGTCGCAGCGGCACAACTCACCGGGGTCGTCGCAGCGGGGGCTGCGGCCTGAACGGTGTTCAGGAATCCCGATGAAGTGTTCGTGCAGGTATAGACTCCGTTGATCGGCGCGGGTGCCGTGCTCGGGCAAACCTGAACGGTTCCAGGGAATAGACCCGGAGAAACCGTCGGAGCGGGAGCGGGAGTAGTTACCGGAATGGTCGCGGATGGATTCGGAATGTCTACATCCATCGCACCATTTGAATCGCATTGATTCGCAATCGCGTTCCCCGCGGTCACGTTCGGGGTGGCCCCCGCTGGGACCATACAGGCGTTAAAGACAAAACTGTAAGGCGCTAGCGCTGGTGCTGCCGCTCCAGCCGACGCCGTTGGAAGCGGACCGGATGAAGGCGTTGCGGCAGCGCCAGGAGCCGCAGTATTGACGACCCATGGAGATGTTCCCTGAGTTACGACGCACCCTGGCGAGGCGCACGTAACGGTCGTGCTTCCACCGCCTCCGCCGCCCGGAGTCGGAGCCGCGGCAATCGCGCCGGAAGCCTTAAACGTAATGGTGACGCTCTGAGAGCCCCAGGTTGAGTCCGGGGCAATCTGCACGCAGTCCGCGTTGAGCGGCGTCACCTGATAAACCGTGCCAGAGGTCGGAGTAAACGGCTGCGCCTGAGTCGCGCCAGAAACGGTGCTAATCGTAGCAGGCGTCCAGCTAAACCCGTCGTTGCTAACCTGCGCGTCGATCGGCCCGGCACCCGTGGCCTGAAAGGTCGCCGAATTCTCGCCCCTCAACCCGCAGGCCCGGAGCGGCGGACTACCCGCGCTGGTAAAGGTCTGTGAGATTGGGCCGATTGCGGCGCTCTGCGCCTGCAGGGGCATCGGAGGCCATGTCCCGGCCACCAGCGCCAAGATGAGCGCGCTGACCGCAACGGGCAGGGCAAAGCGACGGATATTCATTCGGACCTCCTCGCGTAGTTTAACATGGGGGTTACTTCGTAAAATCCATCCCGCCACCAGGGCGAGGCGTCGCAACTGGTAACGGGGTAGGAGCAGGCTGCGGTGGAGTGTATTGCGCGCGCATACCCTGCCGCATGGCCTCATTGAGAAGGCCCCTCCATTGGAACCGACTCATGCCGTTGGCCTCCAAAATCGTTTGAGCTTGTGGAATTCCCGAAAGCGCCGACATGAGCAAGAAGCCAAAATCAAGGTTCCCGTTCGGGAGACGCTTCGGTAGCCACGCTTGGCCGTAGGTCGCCCAATGCGACGGTTTAAGACCTGGGGCGAGGATGTCCTGTGCCGCGTTGAGCCCTGCAGCAATCGGGATCCCGAGCGAACCTCTAAGGTAGTCCCCAACTCCGGACACTGGAAAAGTTCGACCGCTGGTGCTTGTTTCTGATCCGAAGTTAAAGAGACGCCCCACCTCGGCCGTCGGCATGAATGCTTCCCAGCCTGGTTGCCCCGGCTCAGGCTTATCGCCATACATCACGCCGCCTGTCGCGCGGTTGAGCGTTGCGGCCTGGAACGGTCGGCGTAACACGCCACCAGCCACCGCTCCAGGGATTCCTCCGCGGTAGGTCCCGAACGGAGCGATATACCGCATCCCCTTCTGCAAGGGCGTACGGTACTGATAATCAACGAGCCGTTTTTCGGCAAGGCCACCGGCGCGTAGTCCCTGCGCTTCACCGTGTTCAACGAGATACTCAGCATACTTTTGACGGATCGCTTCCGATACGGCCCACACGAGATTGTTATTCAGCTTCGACCATTTGCTGAGTATCGGGACAGACTTGCCACCGACGCCTGGGACCCATTCGGGGAACTGCTGGAAAAATGGCTTGCGCTCTGAGAACGAGCCTACGCCCGCTCCGAGCTTTCTTCCTGGAGCGGTAAGACTCGCATACTCTTTGAGGTCGCCGCTATTCTGCGCCTTAAAGATTTTGGCACCTAGGGCGATAACATCTTTGAAGAACTTCGGCTGATGTTCGATTGGAACGACGTTCATCGCCATGTTGGCTTCGTTCCAAGCGTGACCAGGCGACAAGGACACAAGCGCTGCACGAGGCAAGCCTACCGCAGCTCGCATAATATCCCCAGCCCATTGTTCGGGAGTACGACGCTTCCCGGTTGCTCGGACTTCACTCCCAAAGAGTTTTTCTATTTCGGGGTCGTTCAATAGTTCCGGAATCGCTTCGTTCAGAACGCGCGTTTGAACCTGACGGTTAAGGTTCGGAGCTAGGCCCTTCTTGAACCCTCGTTCAAGTTGCTTAGCGTTTCTGAACTTAACGTCAGGGCGCTCGTTCGTTAAACGTGGGTTTCTAAGCTCAGCAGGATTAGAACTGTATCCTTCACGGCCTAAAGGATCACCGAGATCCTCGTGAGCCATCGGCATATAGTTTTGACGAAAATGAACGAGTCCGCCCTCTTGCTGTTTGCTAACGACGCCGAGCACTTTGAGATACGCTTCGCGGACCTTCTCCATCCGTTCAATCTCGGCTTGGTTTTTGGGAACCATATTGTAGCGCGGTGCGGGGGGCAACTCGCGAACCTCGTCTCCACCCGCACCGGAATACTTCTTTCGTAGGGCTTCCTGAACGTATCCAAGCCGATCGGACAGATGCTCCGGCAACTTCTTGGCAAGCTCCAGACCCGTCAACGCCTTACTGAAGGCGGCTTTATCCTCCGGCGTCATATCAGCAGTCACGGTATCGTAGGCCACCTTGGGATCCACCAAGGGCTGCTCGAACGGAACGACCCTCTGGCGCGGCTGAGGCTCGCCATACGGCGTCCTTACGCGCTCTCCAGGCTCAGGTACGACAGGCTCTTTTCCTGACTTAAAATAGGACGCCACCTCGTCGCGTAACGACGCATCTGGAATCTGAGTCCGTAACGCATAAGCAGTTATTGCACGCTGGCCTTCATGGAAGTCCATTGCGGTGAGCGAACGCAGTAGACGATATGCCGTCTGTTCACGAGGCGTCATTGGCTTTAGCGGTACGTGCTCACTATAACGCGCTTCCCCGTCAAGCTGCTGAATGACGCGGAGTTTCTCTGCGTCGGTCAGCGCTGCTCCGGGTTCCTTGACGGTCATCTTGACGGGCCGACCGTTTTTGTTCTTGAGGGTTTTCTGCTTGACTCCGTTCACGATCTCATCAATGCGACGGTCAACGTGTTGCTCCCAGCGCTGCCCTTCAGCCGTTGCCGAGTGTCCAGCACCCTGAGCCGTTTCGACGTCCGCTAAGCCTTTGCCAATATCGCCGGCAGCGGCTCCACGTGCAGCGGCAACCGTTCCGCCCCACGGCCCAAGATACTTATAGATGAGTTTTCCAGCGTGAGTATTGTTCAAAACCTTGGCAACACCAGCACGGGCAGTAGCGCGTAGTCCCGTTACCGCCGCAGTCTTACCGAGAGCACCTCCCCCAAAGGTTTCCCACGTAAGCGGGTCGAGCGGCAACCACATGGCCGCGTCGATAAGGTTGTTTCCAAGTTCATTTGCCTTGTGCTGAAATGCGTCCAAGGGTTTGATTCCGGTATCCGGAGCGTGCCAATCGTGCAGCGCTTGAAGCGGAGGAATCTTATGGCGCAACGCCTCTGTCTGAGCCTCGTAGCCGGTTTTACCCGTGTATAAACGAGCCGTACGTTCACGCTGAAAGTCAAGTGCTTGGGAGGCTCCAGTTACCAGCTTCCCCGCGGCTGCCGTTGCCTGGTCGCCGAGTGGATCTGACGCTTCTGCCATGTGGTGAAAGCGCCGAAATCCGACCGGATCAAGAAACGGGTTCGGCCCTGTTGGCGGAGTCGTCGCGCTTGGTGCTGTGCCAAGAGTAGGCGGCTTGGTCGCCGTTGGAGTCGGAGCATCTTTTGTAAAGTCCGTCATTAGAGCGGCCCGAACGCCTGCAGGTGAACATGGAATCCGGTGCCGGGATCATCAAATACGTCAACGCCGTAATTCTGTCCATACTGTTTCAATTGCGCGAACGCTTCTTGCCCGACATATTCTGCTCCGGTGCCGATGTGCTTCCACCGTCCGCTCTGGATTTGGTCGATAAGCCATTGCCAGGATTGCGGAGTTTTGTCGCCTGAAACGTCAACGGCAGCTCCATGCGCGTGTCCCCAGCCTTTATGTCCGCCCGATATGAGCGATGTTACCTGCCACCCGTTAGGAAGCGTAAGGCCACTCATCGACTGTTGAAGTTCCGGACTCACTTCGGAGAACTCGCCTCGCAGCCCTACTGGAACGATTGAGGCACTGCCGGAGGGTTTCCGCCGGCGTCGCTTCCTCCGTAGGTTACGCTTGGACGCTGGTGGTAAAGGTTTTGCAGCCCCTGCTGGTCTTGCGTGTAGCGCGTGGCTGCGTCACCCGCGCGCTGGAACAAATCAATCGCTTCCCCGATTTGATCCTGGCTATAGCCGGACTTTGAAAACTTGTCGATCGCCGTGCTTGCAGCCGTCTGCGGATCACGAGCCGTAAGGATTGAGTGGACCGTCTCGTTGACGTCCATCTTCCACTGACCCATATTGGGGTTCACCTGATTCAGTGGAACCAGTTGTCCCTGCGCGTTCCTGGCCGTTTTCCCTTGGGACGCAGCCGTATTTGCTCCGTTGAGTTTCCCGAGGCTTGAACTCATCGCTCCGGTAAGAGACGAAATATCCCGACGGTCGGACTGAACCGCTTGATTAGCCTGCGTTATTTGCGATTTCCAATCCTGGAACGCTTGCTGCTGGCCCTCGCGTTGTGAAACGGCGGCCTCGCCCATAATCGTTCGGCTAAGCGTGGCGTTCTCGCTCTTATCCATCCTCGCTATATCTTGCTTATCTCGAAGGTTGGTAAGGATAAGCTCACGGTTGAACGTTGCCGCCTCATTTTGTGCGCGAAGAATCTCTTGCTGGATTCCAGCCGCGAGATTCCCGTAGATGTTCGCTTTGTCGGTTCTCCCCTCTTCAGCGAATCCAGAGGCAAGCCGTGTGTAGTGCGCGATCATATCCTGCGGCGTTACCTGATAGTGCGTCCCGACCTTTCCAGGAACGATACGCTGCTCGTCGGGTAATGGCGCAAACGGCTTTCCACCCGTAAACTCAAGTGTATTAGGGTCCCATTGTGCGCTGGCTGGATTGATGCCGCGCGCTCGTAAGGCTTGGTCCTGAGCCGCCTTGAGGGTCGCCGCTTGTAACGCCTCTTCGCGCTGGCGATATTGCTTCTCAGCGTCGATCTGCTCTTGCGTCTGCCTGCTTTGAATTTGCGCTTGCTCATTTTGAAAGCGCTGCTGACGGCCTTGGCCGTAGCCTCCTAGGCCATAGAGCAATGCGGTGAACGCCATTAGTACGGACTCGGCGGGGCGGGTTGCGACCCATAGTAATCGTTCGAGTTTGGCCCCGGGCCGGTCCCGATTTGTTCCGGCGTAGGCATACCACCACTAAAATTAAGCGAAGCTGGGGGCTGCGAACCGGTCAATCCAGTCGGCGGCATCCCGGCCGCCATCGAACCTGCGGCGCTGATCGCCTGGTAGAAATTGTTAATCGCGTCTTGGTACGAATTGGCCTGAGCGCTCGGCATTTGCGAGTAGACCCCGGCCGCACCAGCGAGCCCTTGAGAGAAGAGCGGCGCGTCGGCACCGGCGATAACGCCGGATTGCTGAGCACCGAGGTTCCCGAAATTGTATTGACCGGCTCCGCTGCCAGCGAGTCCCTTGGCGGCAAGCGAGTCAACCATCTGCTGGTCCTGAGTTTGGAATTGGTTTTGAAGTGCGCGATTCTGCTCTTTTGTGAAAGTGCTCGTCGCGCTCGGACCATACAGGTTGTAAATGTCATTCGCGGCGTTTGTGTAGTAACTGCCGGTATTGTTCGCCGCGCTGGGAGCTCCTGAAAGCCATCCAAGGAGCTGCGTCATTAGGCGTTCTCCATTGTGATACGGGAAACGCGCAAGCCGGTGCGTTCGAGCGCCTCGCGCAACTGCACGTTGTCGAGGTCGAAGGTACCCATAAACCGGCGGTTTTTAGTCAGCGCCTCGACGCGCATATATTCAACCAGTTCAAAGCACGCTCGAGGCGTTCCGGACAAGGAAACGCACTCGCGAACCTCGGCGCTAGAATGGTAGTCGTACACGTCGCGGTAAGCCGAAACCCCCGCTACCTTGCGGAAGCCATGCTCATCAACGCGATCCCCCTCCCACTCGCACAGCCATACGAACTTCGTTACGTCGTCAAGTGTCGGCCGGCGGAACCCAAGCCCCTCGGGATCTGGTTCAGTCGGACACTTCGGAAGCTTTCCTCCGTCGTAGAGCAAATTCACGAGCAACGGAGGGACCTCCGAAATGGTTCGCTTGGGCGGACTTGCGGCCAGCATAGTCGCAGTATTCGTCCCCGAAGAACCCGTCACGACTGGAGAAGTTGAGGGAGCCATGTTAGTTCGGATTCCCGGCCGCGTGCACGTGGAGAAAGCGGTTGTCGTTAGGGTCCGAGCTATGAAAAATGATGCTTTGGTTTGTACCTGGACCCTGAAGGTAAATCTCATTGACCTCGGGCGTTCCGCCGGGGGCCAACTGACCGATCGCTGTAGCCTTGCAGATCGGCGGTTTCTGGAACTTCGTCGTGAATCTCCACACCGCCACACCGCCCTTGAAATGAATCGTCGCTTGATCGTTCGGCGTGTAGTTGGGCGAGGCGTTCGAAGTGATCGAAACGTTCCGATTGCCTGTCGAACCCCGCGGAATCCCTGGCGGTGGGAGGACCGAAGCCGGGGCGAAATACCGACGGAGGCGGTTGGCAATGAAATGAACGTCGCCGGAGCTGATTTGAACCCCGCCGCTGCCTGAGTGTTGCCCGCTCATAAACCTCCGGATCATGTTGCTAGCGATTCCTCGATGATGTCGAGCCCATACGATCTAATCTCAAAGCCAGCGAAGCTCGTCCCATCCTCTGTGATCCTGACGACGAACGCATTAGCCTGAATTGGAAGCTGGCCTTGTTGCTGTCCGGTATTCTCATATTGCCACATCGTATTGATCGCTTCGCCCAAAGCGGGGGCAACCGTTGGGCTAAAGGCCGCTGTCTGCGGAACCGTCCCAAATTCCGAACGCCACGGCGAGGGAGCGCCTTGAATAATCTGTCCTGGAATGAGCGTCATTTTGAACGACGCACCTGCGGTTGTATCGCAGTCGATAAACTCGCGCTTGACGTTCTTGATCGTTTCAGGCGTTCCGCCCGTGATCCATCCGCTTTGCGTCATAAAGGCGATTGGATTCCCGTAATCGGAAAGAGCACTTTGGCCGAGTTCAAAAAATCCCGTCCCTAACGAGTCTACGAAATTGATTTGAGGCTTATCGCTATTGAGTCCAGTCGGCGATGGGCCTGCTCCGTACTGAATCCAAGCTCCAATCTCTAAGCCAGTCCATTTAGACCAGGCTGGAGAGCCTTGTGCAGCGCTCTTCTCGTCATCATAAACGAGAATCGTGTCGGCGCTTCCACTCCCGAAATCGACCGCAAAGAGCGCAAGCGAACGAAGGATAAACGGGACCGTTCCGCTGCCAACTTGATACTGCCCATTAAGAGCGGTCCTAGCTTGCATATCTCCAGCAACCACGCGGACGAGGGGCTGGAATCCAGCCGATGCGGTGCCTTCGCTAATCGGGATCGGGAGTCCAATATGCTCAGGCTCGTAGGCCCCAACCGCTAACCGTAGTGCCTTGCGCCCCGACCAAAAAACAACTTGGCCTTCTAGTATGGCGGCGCAATAGCGCGACGGTACGCCGTAACCTTTAACCTGCGGCGTGACGCTAAACTGATATTCGCTGCTCTGGAAATCGTAGCCCTCGATCATGTAAATCGAAGCGGTTTTGAAGATATAGAAAGCGTTGCCGGCTGGCAGGCATTGTTGTACCGGCGAATCTCCGTCTCCGGCACCGATCGTGTAACCCCCGTTTACGCCTCCGGTCTTTGCCGTCATGCCTCCGTTCTGTATCATAAACGTAAAGGCTTCGGGCTGGTATATGTCCGAAGCAAATACCGTATCAGGGTTGCCTGGATTCCCAGACGGGATGTTTCCTAAATCACCCCACAGCCACAGATGGTCATGCCATGCCGCACAGTACGCAAATGGGTTGGGGCACATGAATGAGAGCGCCTTGATGATGCCTTCTTCAAAATGCAGGCGGCACGGACCATTCCACTGTGAACCGCCGCCCGTAAAGTTTGTCGGGCTTGTCGGGGAAACGGCAAGCGTGCTGCCCGTTCCCATGCTGCCGCTCATGGTCGCGTAGTAGGTGATATTGTTTCCGAGATTTCCACCGTCCCGAGCGCCAAGGTGTATCGTTGAAACCGGGTTTGCCGAACCGGCTTGAGGCTGACCGTTTATATCCGTCGCTCCAAAGGGAAGCGTCTTGGACGTAAAATACGCCTCGCCGATAAACGGGAAGTAGGCGGCCTTGTGTAAGAACGCCGCCGAATCGTTAATCAATTGGCACAGATTATACGCAATCGAATCGGGGTTGTCTGAGCCCTCAACGTAGTAGTTAGGCGTCGTTATACTGTTCGCACCATCGGTGATCGTAACGTTGATGTATCCGCCATTTGGCTGCAACCCAGGTAGCCCGGAAATCGTTATCTGGCCCGTACCGAATCCTCCGGCAACCAGGCTAAGCCCCGTGATAATCAAAACATCAGCGCCGTCCCCGCCATTGGCTTGCGGATCTCGGATGCTGCAAAAGTCTGGAGCTACATTCGGATTAGTGAGCGGGAAGGCCCCTAGATCGTTTAGGTGCCCCGAGTCGTTGCCGATGAGAATATGGTTGTGTTCGTAGATAACGAGCTTTGTTGCTTCATTCGGAAAGGCCCGATACCAGCGAAATCCCGAGACTGGAGTTTGCGTGCCGAACTGCGGCAAAGATACGCGAGTAGTCCCTGGCCGTTTCCCCCAGGTCCCCTCTCGGTGATAGATGATGTTGTCGCAGTCGGTTAGACCGCCGCCATCAACTTTGAGCGGATTAACCCACTCGTTAAGGACTCCGGTGCATTCGAAACCAATGAACCGCGGATGTGGAGGAGTGGCACCCGGCATCAGAACGGCCTGTAATTAAAGTCATCGTCGTAATCGAAACCAGCAATTGTTTGCGGACCCGACCGACGGACGTTCCAGCCGAGTTCTTTTGCCGTCTTTATCGCTCGATCATAAAGGCTAAGATAGTAGGCTCCTTGAGCAGCGTCGCCTTTGCGCGGCCAATATTCTGACAGTAGCCCGTGAACGAGCGCCATTTGCAATTGAGGAGGAAGCTGTGTCGTGTCACCGGGATACGTGAGCCACTTTCCAGTTGATGAGTAATAGAACGTCATCGTGTCCCCGTTTGGCGAAAGGGTTGCGACTCCATTGGGGGTCACGGTCATTTCTCCGGCCGCTATCGTCGTCAGGTACGTGATCTGCGTTCCAGGCGGATTGATCGCGGTTAGCTGAAATGAGTTATTCGACACCCCGCATGGTTGCAAGAACGCCGATGCCCCAACGACGGCGTTTGAGGCGTTAACGAGATTCGCGACCGCCTGAGCGATAGATGCCGTCGTATCGCTTGCGAGAACGACGTAGGTCGGCACGACCACGGGAGCGTTAGGAGGATTGGTAATCGTTATCTGGACCGTATCCCCCGCGTCAGGGGTTCCGTTGAACGTTACCGTCCCAATCCCCGGACCCATCGCTTGACCAGGACCAGGCTGCGGGAAGATTCGAACATACCCAGCAAACGGCTCGCGAAACGCGGATGGTTGACCGACTGAAAGCGTTATGTCCGCACAGTAGGCGTTCCACTCTTTCATGTTCACGCTGATGAGCGGGAACGTCTGTTGCCCCTGCGGAGTGTAGTCTATCCCGTACAACGATTGCATATCCGGGGGAACCGGATAATCCATTCCGGCGAAAACCGGAAGCGTTACGAGACGGTCACTCACATCTGGAGCTAGTCCCGTTTCTCCGATGAAGCGCCCGAGCCAGATGTTGAGATCGCGCTGTACGACGGCCATGCTGTAATCGCCGACGACTGGCGGTAAGAACCCAGTGTCAGGTCCTGCCTCACGCAGCAAGTGCCAAATGCGGCACTGCATATCGAAAAGCGTGAGTTGTCCTGCGATTTGCGCGGGAGGCTGTAGAAGAAGTACGCCACCCTGAGCACCAAGCGCAATTGGCTGGCCTGGGGCTGCAACGAGCCGGTTGTAAATCCCGGCCATGAGTTACTTGCCTATCCAGAGTAGAGTTTGCGGAGCGACGCTAAACTGGAATGAATCGTGTGGCGAGTTGATCCAGCACGTTCCGAAACTGTTCGCTGCCAAAGCCGTAGTCGCTAATCCATTGATCTTAAAAGTAGACGGGGACGCGGCGCTTTGGAACACGATCAGTGAAGGTCCGAAGTAGCTCGTGCCTCCGTTTGAACCTTGGACCTCTGCGGAGACAGCGCTCGTTCCAACATTACCGACCGTATTGATGATCGTGTTTTGATCATTGTAGCCGGAACAACTCGTTATGCGGATATTCCCACCAGGCGTTCCCGTTACGCTAACAGGTGGTCCAGAATACCCCACCATCGAGCAGTCATCAAAGAGAACCGTGTTAACCGGGCTTCCAGAAATGAGAACCGCGTACTGCTGGTTCTGGGTGCTCGCGGAGTTCGGATACTTTGGCTCAAGGTTCGTTCCAATTACCGTAAGGTATCCTGAGTTTCCCGTTACCGCAATTCCGGCTCCTCCGGTCGGGCCATTTCCAGATGACCTACCCCCTAGCACCTGAACATGCGTGCCGCCAGCGATTTGTAATCCGTGACCGCTACCACCTGGAGCATTATTTTGGAACCATGTGCAGCCCGTGAAAACAATGTCATCGATCCCATTATTTCCACTCCCGTTGGTTAGGGAGTCAATAAGAACTCCGGGAGTTGAAATCGTGGATTGCGAAGCCATGTTGAAGCTGCAGTTGCTATACTTCTCGCCATATATGTCAGACCCAGCAGTAGGAGTCTGCATATAAATGCAGGTCGTGATACAGGAAAACTCGCAGTCGGTGATATTCGTAAAACGAACCCTGCTTCCACCGGCTGAAATAGCGTAGCTAATCCCGTAGTACCAGGCTGATATGTGCAACCTGGAAATCATAGCGTGTTCTAGTTGCCCGGTTAACGAAATACATACCGTATTTGTCGGAGCGCTTCCACCGGGATTTGCTTGGAGATACTCTCCCGGACCATCCAAAAAACATTGGGGACCTGCCAGGGTTACTGCCGCGTAGGAGCCTGCTCCGGTCGGACCATTCCCGTTAGGACCGGAGGCGTAGTTGATCGTACACGCCTGCAATCCGCATGACAGAGAGTTTCCGTCAGTCGAAAATACTTGTGGACAGCTTGTAAAAACGCAGTTGTAACAGCGCGTATTCCATCCGTGACCAGCATTGATTGCAAGACTGCTGGATGAAGCTGAACTCGGAAAGTTTATCCCAATGTTTTGGTAAATCTGTCCACCGGAACCGTGAGGACCGCTACTATTAAAGAGCGTTCCACTTCCAGTTACGGCGAACAGGGGGGCCTGCCCACCAAGACCTCCGCCTCCGGTCGTGCAGGCTGCTCCGAGAATTACGCTCTGGTCTGGCATCGTGAAGTTGAGAGGATCTATCGGGTAGCTTCCAACTGGAATAAAAAGGCAACCGCCGACTGGTCCCGCCGCTCCCATTGCCGTTGTGACATTCGTCATCGCCGTATCGTTAAGAGCGGCGCTGCCTGGCGTCGGAAGAGCACCATAAAACAGATAGTTGTAAACCGTCAGCGCATTAGCGTTCGTCGTGCTCGGGAGCACACCGTTGAACCCGCCTCCACCGCCTCCGCCGATCAGCGTCTGCAGTTGCTGGAGGGTTACTCCATACGTCTGACCCGTAGCGACATGGTAAATCGCGGTGCTATCTGCTAGCGCGGGAGTAATGTTACCTAACTCGGGAATGGTAAGGTCGCAGCGTGGTTGACGCGCTGCTAGACCGCGAGCGGCTTGAAGAGCGAAGTCGTCAAGCTGAGATAGGTTCTTAAACCCCACTACCGCCTTCGACCTCATCGAGATTCTCATATACGCCTGGAGGGCAGAACTTGCCAGTTTGCCGTGCCGAACGTTTGAGCATGCCGCTGTAAATCCCGTTGAGCGGATTTATCGAGGCGTCCATCCCATCTTCGCCGTCGTTATGAATCGGAACGTGGACTCGTCCAGCGCCGATTTGGCCGCCGGGAAACGAGTCCATGCGATCATCTTTGCGGTCGTTCTTAGCCATTATTCCTCCACTACGCGGCGAGCGGCGTGCTGTTCGGCAACGCGGTATGCTGCTTCGCGATCATCGGTTTCAAAGATAACACGCTCACCGTTGAACCCACCTTCGAGAACGGTGTAAGGCAACTTCGTCTGCTTCTCCGGGCGAACTCGCCCGACGAGATTTGAGCGGGCGGGGGTCCCGTGCTGAGCTTTAGCCATCGTATACCCCGCCCGAACTTTACGCCTTAGCGGCTACCTTGTCGTGACGACGCTCGGACGCCACCGCGCCGGCTACTGCTCCGCTGAACTCTCCCTTAAGCTCAGCTAGCGCCAAACGCATCTCGCGGACCTCACGATCGTGCTTCTCGCGTTCCATGTCGAGTTGGGCCTTGAATTCAGCCTCGATTTCCGCTGCAGATTTCCTGGTTCCGAAGTTGTCTTTCTCTGGATCAAACTCACCGAGTTTGTAGATTTCGTATATGCGAATCGGATCCGGATGATGACCTTCGAGATCAACCTTTTGAATCGAAACGTCCGGAGCTCGGTTGTGACCACTCTTCTCCATGTTTGGATTCAAGCCGCGTCCGTTACCGCGAGGCCAATCGTACCGCATGACAAAGCGCGTGATTTCGAGGGATATAAAGTCACGGAGTTTCTCGCGCTTGGGGCCATCCGGCATTTCGAGATAGTCTAGGTGAAGATCGAACGGCCCGAACCACGCCCGCGTACGACCTATCGGCTGCTCAAGCGTCTTGCCTGGATGCAGAAGCAGGATCGTCTCACGCTGCCGCCAGCCGCCGCACCATTTCAACGGAACGGTCCTGGGCCAATCTTCGGCCAGCGTTATCCGACAAGTGACTTCCGGTGCGGTCTGAACCTCTTCCGCTCGTTTGAATTGTCGTTGCTGGTCAATCTCGTCGAGGATGGTTGACATTCGTTCGTAATCTCCCTGGCTTTAGTACATACCGTAGATGAGCGCCGGGACTTTTCCCTTGTATCCGGTTCCGCCGCTGAAGGTCGCAGGGGATGAGATCGTTCCAGAGCTACCGCCGGCCTGCGTATACGTCGAAGTAGCCGTCAGGCTGTTGGCGACCATGCCCGAAATGTAGGTGTAGAAGCGCCACTGCTCAAGCGCGACACCTGCAGCGTTCGTCGATCCGCCCGTAACGAGGAACGGGTTGGCGACATTGTTTACCGTAATGGTGATGACACCAGCCGCGTTCGCTGCGGTGAAGTACGGGTAAGGCGTACCCAGCGCGTGAATCGTTGTCACTGCAAAGTACGGGTTGGCGTTCAGTGACGCAACCACGGCGGCTGCAGCGGTCGTCGCCGAAGCGGCGGTCGTTGCGTTAAGTGTCGTGCTTACGGTGAATGTCTGAGCTGTTCCCGGCTGAAGATCCGTGTATGGGATCTGAAACGTGATGGCGATAACATCGCCCGATTGCCAGGCAGATCCCGCGATGGTGAACACCGCCGTTGCCTGAGCGAGCGCGGCTTGCGTGAGCGATGAACCGATGCCGGAAGCGGGAAGATTCGTAATGCCTATGATGGTCGGAAGCGCCGAAGCCTTCGCGACACCCTGAGCGTAGCCAGCGGTGTTCGCCGAACTCGTGAGCGGGATACCGTCGGTGAGTGTGGTGCCCGCCGATTGATCGACCCACACATACGCGATGCCTTTGATTTGCAGAGGCAGATATACCGTGCCACGCAAGTTGAGTTGCGAAGCCACGGAAATGTAGGACGAGTTCAGTAGCCCTTGGTTATCAAAACCGTTCCAAGGGGCCTGAACGACGCCAGCAAACTTGCTTTCGTTTGCGGCTGCCGCCGTCGGCTGAACCGTTTGGAAGTCCGGTAAAATCTGAGAGTCTACCGCAGAGATTTTGCAGAGGATGCTGGGAATATACGTGTTGACCGCGTTGCTCACGCGGTACGATTGACGGCCACTTCCGCCCATGTTGGGCAGATTGTTCGTGGTGAGATCGGCGATAACTGACCAATTAGGCATTATGTGTTCTCCCCGCCGTACGTCGAAGCGTACGGCTAACTGCGAGGTGTATTATTTTTCTTTGCCGCCGATGTTCTTCATGCGGAGACGTTCCTGTTTTTCCGGATAGCCACGCTCGAAACTATGCTCGGCGAACGTAGACTTCGCGGCGCTGATGATCTTGCCGTCGAGTTCAACGCTCTCGGCCGGGCATCCGTCCGCGGCGTGCTTGTTCTCTTTAGTTGCCATGATTTTAAAAAGTCTCCCTGTTAGGCGTTGCTTATTGATTGATATTGGCCGCATGAGCTCGGCTTACGGACAACATAGTTGCCCATCGCGAGAACCTGCCCAACTTCGATCGGCTGGTTGTACGGACGCATGAAGCCGGTGAAGATGAACTCTTGCTGCTTGTGCAAGAATAGCTGCACGTGGTCTAAGTTGATGAACCACATTGTCCCGGCAGGAACGCCGGCGTCCATCACAAGCGCTGCGCCTTGGAAGGCGAGGTTGTTAAATCCGAGGTTGCCAACCGAATCGTCGGTGAAGAGTTCTTGCGGTGTTAGCAGAGCCCAATATGAGGCGTAGCCCGTTTTCGTCGTAACGATGAGTTGAATTCGCTCTTCGTCGGTTTGGCACTGCGTAAACAGCGTCATCATCGAGGCGGTCGAAAGAGCCGTCGCCGTTCCTGGGTTGACGATCTGCGCCTGCCACCACGGGTTCGCGATGCGGTCGATGCCGTTATAAACCTGGAAACCGGCCGCGTTATTGATCGCGGCTGCTAAGCCGTCCCAATCCTTACCGCCATTGCCGTTTCCGTTTCCGAACGCCATCCTTCCGACCGTATCGAAGCAGGCCATGAAGGCCGACTCCGTTTTGGCCGCAACGAAATCCAAGCCGCTTTCCTTATCGACGCACCGCAACTTGTCGGTTTCTACGATATTGACTGATCCGTAGGCAGCGCACCAGCGCGACTCGACGTTCGTGAACTCTTCCTGAGCGTCCGTGTTGAAAATGTCCGCTCCGAAGTACGAACCCGTCGCCTCGTTTGGCTGAGCCAAGATCGGCTGCGTCACGATGGAACCGCCGTTGATGCGCTTCACGCGCCCCGCGGAGTTCAAGATACCGAGCAACGCCCTCGATTGATAGCGTTGGTCGATAACGTTGGGCCGCACGTATCGGTTGGCGAAGGTGTTGACTTCGTTCGTGCTGTTATACGGGATGCCGTTCACGAGTTATTCTCCTACTTTGTGTAGCCTTGATCGGCTAGGAAAGCTGCTGCCGCTCCGTCAAGCGGACCGCGGTATTCCTTGAGTACCGGGGGCCTAGACGAAACGGGCGGTGCTGGTTTAGTAGTTGGCAAAATTGCTGAGGTTGCCGGTGGTTCTCCAAGAACCCGAGGCGTTGGCGCAGCGGCGGCAGAGGCATGAGCCATGACGCGACGCGCTTGTGCGTCCTTCATCATCTCCAAGAAATGCCGCTGTTGAGCGATCGCCTCCATGTATCCGCGGCGCTGAAGCGGAGGGATATTCTTAGCCTCGTCCTCGTTATACATGGCTGTCGCAACGGCTTGAACCGCTTCCCACGCCTTCCGATCTTGCCGTAAAAACGGCCAATCGTTGAGGATGCTCGTTACCTCACGCTCGGCACGCTGCTGCAGAAGAGAATTCTCAAGCAGTTCTTGATTGGCGGCAAGCTTGTCATAGCGCGGGTCCGTCGGAGCCTGCGCCGATGGCGATGGGCCAACCGTTCCAAAAGCCGCGCGTTGGTCGGGGGGAATCTGTTTAAAATCGTTGATGAGTTGCGTGACGTAGTTAATCGTCGCCGGGTCCATCGCGGCAACTTCATCGAGGAGAGGTCCACGAGCTGGATTCTCTTGAAGCGCTCGGGTGAACGGCTCGATAAAACGTGTAATCGCCGTTTTAACGTCCGGAGCGCCAATGCTCTTGAGCATTTGGTCCCGCTCAGTGGCGGCGGCCCGCGCCGATTGAAGCTCTTGCTGAAGCGTCGCCCGCTCTTGTAGACCGGTGACAATATCGGAGCGCGTCCACTCTTGCTCGCCGTCGAGCAGCTTGATTGGCTCACGCGGGTCGTACTCGTCACGCGCGACCGGAGCCGCTACTGTCGGAGCGGAAGTTGGTGCCTCCGCCGAAACGGGAGGCTTGGCTGGATCGAATGGCAGGTCGCCGGATCCACCCGACGTATCGGGCGGCGTTGTCAGCTCTTCGACCGCGCCTTGTACGGGGGTATCTGTTGGAGGAGCATCCGACGGCGGCGGGGCCGCAGCGTCGGGAACAATGGGTTCGGCAGGGGGAGTGTCGGGCTTTGAAGCGGGAGCAGGCGGAGTTACCGCGCTCACCGGCTCGCCGGCTAAATCCATCGCAGGCGTATCCTCATCCGGGATACCACCGCGATTCTCTCGGATGAACTTCGCCGCTAAATTGGGCGGTTCGGGCGGAGGCGTATACTCCTTGCCGCCACCGATGAGAGGGCGCTGATTCGCGCCGACCTTGCTTTTAAACTTTCTCGACATACTCTCTTTCAGACACCGGAAAAGGCCGAGTTGCCCCGGCCTTTAAGCCGAGGCGATCTTAACGCTTTTTGGCGCGGTAAGACTTGCGCTTTTTGACGCGAGAAGTCTTGCGGCGGTGATGCCGGGGAGCCTTCTTCATGCCCGCTTCGTGCAGGGCAATGTGGGACTTTCTCTTGCCCTTGCTTCGGGCGACCCGATGACTCGATTTCTTCGCGTGCGATTTGCGAACTGCCATGTGCTCCTCCTTTCCCGAAAGATTTCCGCAAGGAAGCATGGCAGGACCACGCGCTTAGTTACCTGGCAAAAGTTGAGGGAGCCCTACATAAGTCCCGCTGAACCCGAGTCAAGCTCAGGGCTCGCGTCGAGTTGCGCGGCACCAGGAACGCCCGGCTCACCTAACGGCGGACCAGGGTTTTCGTTCGGCTTAGGCTTCGTTGCATTCTTGATCTGCCCGATGAATGCGTTGATTTCCTGAAAAAGCTCTGGCGCGTAACCTTGCAAGTCGCGCAACGCCGCGATCGCCTCGCCGCCCACCGTCGTCTTGGTGCGGGTTGGGCTTCCGGTCGGCATTGCCCCCATGCCCGTCGGTGGTGGCGGGAGCTGCTTGCTGGGTATCGGGCCGAGGCCGGGACTCGCCGGGTTCGGTGCCGATTTTACCGCGTCGGCGACGTTGCCTAAATATGCCATTTCAGTATCCTATCATTACGGAGTAGCGCTGGGTCCACGTTTAGATTGAGCGATGGATCGAGATGGAGATTTTGGCGACGTCTTGCTTGCGGCTTTCAGGGCTGCGCCCTTCATTGCGTCCTGCTCCTGCTGTTTCATTAATCGCGGCAACTCAGTTTTCCATCCAGGCAAACGTTCATGGCGATGCCACCAAACTTTGTCAACTAGGCCCTCTTTGTAAAATGAGATCCATTTGGCGGCTACAGCGGCAGGCGACGTTGAAAGCGAACTGATCGGCACCACCTTGAACTCGATCTGCCCTTGAATGTCGAGGTTCGTGTACCGTTTAAACTGAACCGACACTTCCGACGCTGGCGCAACCACATCGAAGTCCAGGTCGTCCGCGCCGATGCGAAGCGGCCTATCGCCGTTATCGAACTGCTGCATTTGCTGAACGGTGATTTTCCCGAAGCGCGTTAGGCCAGACTCGAAGTTTCTGACCTTGCCGCGAATCATGGCCGAGCCGGATTCTTGCAAGGCGTCCATTGTAGCGAACGCAGTGTTAGCCGCCGGAAGTTGCCCTTGCACCGCTTCGTTCACTCCGCTCATTTCCGAGATAGCGGCAGACAGAAGTTTATACAACTCGAAGAACTCAGGCGGAACGTTACCCTTTTCAAGCATCTTAATATCCGTAACGTTCTCGGCTGGGATAACCGTACCCATACGGTTTTCAACCGAGCGAGGATCGACGCCCCCGCGCTTGACGACCCACGACGGATTACTTGTCTTTTCGAGAATTTCGTAAACGTGGCTGGCGATTCGCATGATGGCAACGGCGCATGACTGCAGTTGCAACGGCTCGCCCTGACCGTAAATCCCGCCAACGTCTTTGTCTTTCCAGACAGCGAACGGGAACCCGTCGTTCTGATACGGGTTGGGTATATCGCGTAGCAAGACATTCCCGGCCGCGATCTGAACAAGACGGCCATTAGGAAACTTTAAGCGAGTGCGCTTCACCATGACCGGAACCATCTTGGGTTCACGAACGAGCGCTGTAATTTGCGTTCCATCTATTTCGCTGGTAATCGTCTTGGAACCGACCACTTTCATCTGAGCGACGCCATCTACTATTTCTGGCTCAAATACAAGACGACCATCTCTGCCGACTTCTTGAAGTTCGTACTCTTCTCGCGTTTGATCTGTGAACCAAAACTCGGCCATTTCAACGGTATCTGTGTCATCTTCATAGTCCGTAGCTTGTCCCCGAAGCTGCGGCATAATGATTTGCTGTTTGGTTTTCATCGCCGATAGAACGACGGGTTGCGTCTGTTGCCCGCGTCGGATGTTGTCCGATGGGTAACCGTCCTCACCGCGAGGGATCATTCCCCCACCGCGAAGGTTGTCAATGACACGAGCCTTATCGGGGAAGTTTCTCCTAATCCATCCCATCGTGATTTTTTCGATATGGATGATAAACTCGGCATCTTCGATACAGGTCGCAGTATCGTTTAACCAAATGCGTTCAGGAGGGATGACTTCAACGTTATGTTTACCGCGTCCGCCATTGGCGTACGAATCGTACGTTTTCTTTATGAATGCATAACCAAAGACGAGCCCGTAAAGAATCCATAAGGCGACCTTTGCCTGCATATCCTCGTCGTCCCAAAATCGGTCAACCAGTCGGCGCAGTAAATCAGCTGCATCTTCTGAGCCTGGAACCTCTGGCTCGATCGCAAAGCGCGGCTTTTGGTCCGTCATTATCGCCGCTATGAACTCTACGACGGCCCGAATCTTGTTTGGTGTTATGCGTGCACGAGAGGGATTATTAACGCGACGGTCAGGCCACTCTCCGTTAAAGAGCGCCCAGGCTCGGTCGTAGGTTTCGTATGGTTTGCGGGATGTTTGCGCCGACGAAAGCATCTTGCGGCAGTAGCGGAGGATTTTTAACTGTTCGTAATCCTCTGCGGTCAGTTCGGATTGATCGTCGCGCTCGGGAATATGGTGGCCCTGTTTGGCTGCTTCGCGCTTGCGCGCGTCCCAGTCGGCCTTTCTCGTCCCGTTTCCCGTTGCGGTAACTGCCACTTGGAGAGCGTACCTATTGGGGCGGTTTGGATAATAGTGATTCTAACGTGACGCCAGGAGGAAGCGTTGCATTTGGTAGAGGGGCTATCCTGGACCCCGCAATGTCCTGCGGAGTTGCGTTGGGAATCGGCCTCATGCCGCTAAAGCGTTGAATTTCTTCCGGCGTGGCATTTGGAATTGGCGTAATTCCCGGAGGAAGCGAACGCTGGTGAGTAAGTCGCTGGTGTAGCATTTGGCGGTGTTCCGGCGATATTTCATTTAAAAAGCTGCGCCATGCGTGGTCGCCGGACTGTACGAATGGCATCCACGAAGGGTCAGCAGCCACATCGTACGGTGGCGGTTCGGTGCTCGGAACCGGCGGAGGAGTTGAAAGCGACCCTGGTCCCGGCGGGGGGGTGGGCGTTCCAAGGCTGGGATTTCCCAGCGCGGCCGCTCGTTGCAAGTAGGCCATGCGCTACGGACCCGTAACCGTCTGGAAAAGCCGGGCGACTAAATACGGCGCGCTTGCTGTCGCAGCAGCCGCGGCAGTCGCTTCCGCCGTTGCCTTCGGAAGATACGTCGCTACTGAAGCCGCCTGGATAATCCAGGAGTCCGGACCAGTCCCGCCTTCACCAGAAAGCGTTGCCGTCGGTCCAAAGAACTCCTCAATAACGTTGGCTGTCACATAAGGAGCCGAGGATGCGCCGGCAGAGGCCGTGATCGCAGCGTCACGCGCTGCCGTATAGGTTCCATACGTGGTGAACCCACTGGCGGCTGCTGCGATGAACTGTCTATCCTGGGCAAGTAACGCGACCGTTGCCATGTTATTTTCCTCCTACCGCTCGCTTTGTCGTTTCTTGAGGCGTCATATTCGCCCTCTTTGCCATCTCTCGCAGCTTGCGCGTGCTGCCGATCTCGGAGTTTGCGACGGGACGCTTGCGTTTGATTGTACGCTGACCATACGCATTGCGCGGTCCCCACTCCTCAACGACCCCCGGAAGCGCCATATTGAAACCCGCCGTTCCCTGCCGAACTCGATCCGGATGGGTTGAGTCCTCGGGGCCCGCGTCAATGCTGAAGTTGAGGCACTTGGCGGCAAACGGATTTCGCGCATTGGAGCACCCGAAGCAGCGCGGAGACTTGGCCTGCGGGTAGTCCTTGGTTCCTTCGCCACACTCGACGCAAATACGATCGACGAAGCCTTCGGCTTCAACGGTGTACACGACCCAATGGTGCCGAGCCTCACTGTGCCAACCAACCCTAAAAGTTGAGGGAGATTACAGAACATAGAAAAGGTCGTCTGCGTCCTCTTCTTCCTCGCCATAGTCATACGGCGAGGGCTCCTGAGGCTCGAACGGGTCGAATGGCTCACGCGAACCATCGGACGGAACCGGAACATCCAGGTCAATCGTTCGCGGTTCCCACTCAGCCCCGAGCAGCGCACCCTCAAGCTTCGCGACGGCGCACGCGATGTAGAAGCTAGAAACGAGATCGTCGTGCCGGTTGACGCCGCCGTATTGTTCGTCTATCCGGCTCAGTTGCCGGAACGAACTCATTTCCATGACGAGCTCCTCGGAGTAGATATTGACCGTATCCGTTTCAACCGCGCGAACCATTGTGTTGACGGCAAACGGGACCGTCTTGAGATTGGACTCCCACCCAATATGCTTACTTGTTGGAGTTCCACTCGTGCCTGGTATGCGATAGTGCCAGAGGCTGTAAAGCTGATTGTGGTCGATACTCGTGCAGGTCGCCGTTCCAGGCCCGGTCCATTCGGGGGCGAGGATCACGTACCCGGAGGATCCGACCATGTTCTTGCAGCCCCATGCGAGCGCAGCGAGCACTTCTCCAAACGCAATGGTATTGAGCTTGCCGCGCCACGTCATTATCAACTCATCGCGCCCAAAGTCGCTCGTCGCTAAGACGCACGCCGTAGAATAGTCGCCGTCTGGAGAAAGCGGGTTGCCTGCTCCAACATCGGCTCCTATGACCAACCGTTCACCCGAATTGGGCCAGCGCCATACCTGTAGGCATGACGCGGTTTTCTCGGCGTCATGCGGAGCGAACCCATCGGCCCGAGCCTCCTCAATCGAACGGAACTTGGGGCGGCGCACAGCATCGTTGGTCGCAATGTATCGGTTCTGAGAATCGCTATCTCCCCAATACACATCACCGCGCCACCTCGGTTCTGTCGTGCGACACGAGAGCCTGGTTAAAGCCGGAATGGAAAAGACGCTCTCTCCAGATGAAAGGAACGCCTCAACAAGCGTGCCAGGGTATTCTTGAAGGAACAACTCCGGTCGTTTGTTATACGGCGGCTCATTGTGCTTTGAGACGTACCAGTGCATTTGTTCGAGCGTTACGTGTGGAAACTGTTTGATCACGTCCCGCTCTTCAGATTTTAGGTTCCGTTCAAACTCGCGGCGAGCGCCATCGTCAGCGAATGGGATCCTGAACGAGTTGACCATCTCATGCCACGGGACAAAGACCAGTTTCATTTGTCCGTAGCGTGTATGGGTGCTCAGACTAGCATCGAGAGCTTGCTCGTAAAACCATTCGCCTTTTCCTGATTGGCCGGCCGCGGTAGATTCGATATAGACCGCCGTGTGCGCGCTCTCTCCCAGCGTCGGCATGAGCGATCGAAACGCCTCTTCTGCATCATCAAAGCGCGAGGCTTCCGAGAAATGGATGTTCTGAAAGTCGAACGAAAGATAGGCGTCATAGCTCTTCGCTGAGCAAATATACACGTTTGAAAGGAGCGGCTCGTCAAACTCCATCTTGTCGGCAGACGGAGTATTATTGTATTTTGCTAGTAGTTTCGGACGAACTTCAAACTTGTGTGGCTTACCTCCGCTTGTATGTATCACATGCTCAGGAAGGTTCTTCCAGAACCTCGTGCACATGTTGAGGACGTTTTCTGACGGCTTCAGTAAGTGCGTAACGATCAGGGAGTTTGTAAGCGGATTGGTTATCGTGTCGTGAAAGAGCAGCGACTCGACGCCAGTGGACAGTCCTACGCGGCGCGCCTTGACGACAATAATGCGAACCGGCATACGGCGCTCGCGGAAGTATTGATGCGCTGCGTACAATCGCATTTGAGCTTCATTGAAAAGAAGTGGTACAAGCGCGCGTTGACCGTAAGCTTTAATCTTAAATGTGTTTTCAATCGCGAAGCGAGGCTCACTGCGGAACCGATGGAGTTTAGCTAGGAGGTTATCCTCTCTAGTCTCCTTCAAACTCGGCACAGGCTGCTTCTCCGCAAGCCGCTAAAGCTGTCAGCAATACCGAATCGGGATTGTGGCCTTCAATCTCTTTCACGATCCGCTCCATGACTTTAGCGAACGCCAAACGGCCGCGGGCATTGCAAATGTCGGGCGTGACGTTCTCAGGTCCAGTCATTCGTGTTCCTTTTTGACAACTGGAGGTACAAACTCGTTTGGATCAAGGTATCCCAATGCGTTCGCTATTGATACCAAGTGGGGCAGGTTTAAGGCTCCGAAGATTTGCCGCAAGTCAGCCAGAGAACGATAGACGGTAAACTTTGTATAGCCTGTCATTTCCACGATGGTATCGGCTGAGAACCCCATCGCGCACAGTCTCAGAATCCTTCCCATTTCTCGGTGTATCCGTAGGTCCGGAGCCGAACCTCGAAAGTGGTAGCAATCACAGTGACCGCAGAGATATACTTGGACCGGCGGGAACCGGCGTTTAATCAACTCGCGCTGAACGTGCTGGGCGCTTGATTCATCTGAAAATGCCGCCGCCGTGCAAATCATCCCTCTTCAGCCACCTCGAAGATTCGTTCGGGCTCACCTGGCTCATGTGTTAAGAATTCCTCGGACGTCAACTCGGCCACCCCGCCAAGCATATCTTTCGTCGCGCCCTTTTGGCCTAAGAGGAAGAGGTTCTTTACGCTTGCGTCCACGACCGTTACTGGCTTCTCTTTATTCAGCCCACCTAAGCGCGCAAGCGCCTGGATCGCTCCAAGCGCCATCTTTCTGTCATCGCTAAACGCAATGGTATTGAGTTGCTGAACGTAGCTTCCGACGTTCGGTTCAATTTCCGTCTCAACGATCTTTGATAGGATCGCTTGAACTCCAGGGGTCCCAAAGATGCGTTCTCCCAGGGCCTTCGTTTCTTTGGTTATGTGCTTGTTAATATCGCGCTCAACTTTGAAACCGAGGCGCTTCAAAGCAAACTCGTAATTTTGGCGTTCGTATATCAGCGCTGCTGCTGCGGTTTGGTCGCGAACCTCTTGGGGAGAAAACGTTCCGAAGGCATCTTCGTTCTGAGTACCGTCGATTCCAAGCGCACCGCGCAATCGAGCGATCTCTTCTTTTAGCCTGTTTTCCTTTTCAATCCAGTCCCGGAGAGAGAATTTACTCACTGTCGATCGCTCGGAACGTAGAATGAATCGCCAGGAACGCTTGGCTCTTGTTCTTCGTCGGCGTGTTGGCGTTCGTTATCCTCAACCCGGAAGGGCTTGCCGTTCAATTTGCGTTCTGCCATTACGGCCTCCATAAGGTCGGCATCGGCCGATTCTCCGTAAACCTCGCGAGCGGCGCGCATTTCCTCGACGGCTTCTCTGGCTTGCGCTACCGTCTCTCGGCGCTCAACCGCTTCATCCGTTCGCTCGCGTAACTCGCCCAGGGTGCTCAGTGCGTCGGCGGCCTTGCGAACAAAAACCGTGAGCAAGATTAGCGCCGCAACCAGGACGATGCTGAAACAGGCAAGAGCCGCAGCGACGGCCAGAACGTCCCAACCGCTCATTGAAGCGTCTCCGTTCCGTCCCTTGCCAAAGATTCCTCGCTACGCCGGCGGAGGCCAGGTTGGCGGAGGAAAACCGGGGGCCGGATTGCTTCCGGGCCTTCGGCAGAGTTCTTCGGGGATATTGGTCGCGTGGTAAACGAAGCTGGTCTTGCAGGTGTACAGTGGCTCGCCCTCTGGCGTGAAGGCTCCGTCGAGGCGCGTTACTTCAGTGACAATCGTCTTTACACGTACCACCGAACCGTCGGAGCACAGATACTCACTCCACGGCTCCTGCCCGGTTTGCAGCGTCAACGGAGTGCCTTCCATCCATTGCCCGTTGAACAGGACGCGGCGCTTGCGCTGCGATTCGCTCACGCTTCATCGCCTCCGCCAAGGGGCTCGTCATCGTCCTCTTCCTCGTCGTCAGGAATCTCGCACTCTTTCCCGCGATTCGCCATAATCTCAGAGCCTTGCGACAAGAACGCGGTCGAGAAGGCGATCGTCGTTTCGACCATCTCCATGTATCCCGCAGCCTTTGGCTCCAGCTTCTCTTTCTGAGATTCGGTGTAGCCGGTAAGGATATTGGAAGCCAATTGCGCGCGCTGAATAAGCGTTGTATCAGTCTTGTCGATGGCCTGCATGCGGATCTGCTCAAGCTCTTTAGCCGCTTTGAGCACGGCCTCCGACGGCATCTTCGCGTACCCTTCTGCGCGCAAACGTTTGAGCGCGCGCTTCTCGGCCTGTTGTTCGGTAGAGAGCGTTGTGGTTGCCATGTATTCCTTTCTCGTTAACGACGTTTTGTTGGGCGCTTACCGCCAAGTCCGCGCGCGTCAAGTTCTGCGCGCACCGCCTGGCGCATCATGTCGATCAGGTTTGCCGCCGCATTTCCAGAGAACGCATAGACGAGTACGACTGGAAAGACGTCAGGGGTTGTCTCGCCTTCCTCAAGGATGATTGCTTCCCACTTTTGCCCCTTGCCGATGATCGGAGGACCTGCTTCGGCCATGCGAAAGCTTGCGGGCTTCGCGGCCCTGGGTAATGCGTTTGCGCTCATTTTCGTACTCAATCCATACCTCCGGATGACGGCTTAGAAAGCGGGGAACCGTGTGGTCACGTGGAGGCCGCGGTGGTTGTGCCATGCGCGATTTGCTATATCCGTTATTGCGCGTGCTGATACGAACTTTTTTCTCGGCCGCGCGTTTCTTCTTCTCGGCCTTCTTGGCGTTGATGCCTTTCATCGCATCGAGATCGGTATCAGCTCAGGATGGTCTTTAATAAACGCAAAGACGTTGCCGGGATCCTGGGCCTCCGTGAGCGAGGTTTCTAGGCTCAGCTTTGCGTTGGCGCGCTCCTCATCGGTTTTCGGAGGCGCGTATTCGTAGAACGCGCGCAGAGCGTTGGCAAGCACTTGTTGGCTCAGCATCGTGCGCGCAATCAAAAACTGTAGCTGACGGTGCGCGCGCTCGTCCCCGACCGGGTGCATACCCTCGATCATTGTCTCACCACCGTAAGCGCGCACCTAGAACACGCCAGATTTGTAATCTTGCCGCCAGGGGTTTCATAGCACTCCATCCACAGATGCCCGTGAAACATGCAAGTCACCGAACGACAGAGCATCTCCAGGGGAGACAGTTTTGGAACTCTCAATTCTGGATCGACGACGAACTTCATTGTGGAACCGCCTCTCGAACGTGGATGTGTAAATCTTTGAACTGCGCGTTGAACTTGGCGATTTGAGCGCTGTAGTGGTGCAGCACGCCGACGGCTTCATCGAACTCCTTGAACTTCACCCCGCGTTCGGGCAAGAGCTCGTGATAGTTCCGATGGGCCTCGCGGTACTTCTCGATGAGTTCGGCGCGCAAGCGGTCGGCAGGTTTCACGGTCCCTGTTGTCCGGCCTTGAAGATGATTTGGTCAATGGCGGCATCGGTGATGACCGACTTCTGCAGCAGCTTTGCCAGCAGCATCGTGAGCGCCCAGCCTGCCGCTACGCCGCCCGGTTTCATCTCCAGCGCCGCGTGGTCAATCCGATCCCCGACAATGGCGAACGCCTCGGCAAAGGTCATCGCGGATTAGCCATTGTTTTGATAGCAGACGGACGCCGAACTAAGGGCGAACGGGGGACTTTGCGCCCCGTCCCAGCCATTTCAGCAATGTCGTCCAAAACATCGCACAAGCCGCACGGATGATTACGGTGGTGCTCCCAAGTACGGCTAGGACCGTCGTGTTTGATCCACGGACTCGGCCATTGCGGAACCCTCATCTCGTTTTCTCCATCGCTCGGATGCGGACGCGCCGGGCTTCGGCCAAGGTCGCCGCGCGAATGAACGCGGTCGGCAGCATCGGCGGCTCCGACAGGAGCGCGGCCTCTGCGATCAGGGTCAACTCGGGTTCGGTCCACCTGATCCCGATGGGTTTCTTTCGCCGCTCACCGTTCACTCGGCCTAACGTACTACGCGCGTAGCGCGCTGTCAACCCAAGACGGCCACCGGCCATTGAAGCCGCGGCGATCAAGGGTCCTCTTTCGTCTTAAGGTGTTTTGAGCAACCTGGCGACACGGGCGGCAATAGCGTCGCTCTCGTCCGTGTCGCGAGGTCACAAGCACATTAGCGGCGTTTGTGAGGTCATGCCCGCGCCTAATGCAGCTGTTCCGACGCACGCTTCTCAACTCATTTTCTTGGCGCGTAACATCTTCCAAGTGATCAGGGTTGACGCATATTTTATTAAAACAGGTATGGTCAACCTCGTTGACTACATCGTGCCCAACCAATAGGAGCAGCGAAAACCTGTGCGCCGAGCACCTCGCTTTAGAGCTTACGTGAAACCGCCCATATCCAGAATTGATGATCTCTCCGCGCCATTCCCAACACCCGTTATCCATGATCTCCACATGCGAACAAAACCTGTACAGTAAATCCGCTCTTTTACGCGGCACGCTATCCTCCGTTTAGCTTTATCGGTTCTATTCGTCTATTTGGATGCTCCCTATTAAAAATCCCACAATTAGCGCAGGCATCGAAGGCGTCGTTGATGCAGGTCTGTCTTGCCTCGGGGATCGGCGCGCCGGAGAACCTCCGCAGGTCGGTCAGCGTACTCGCCAGCCTCACCGTCAACTCGCGACGGTCGCGTTCGATATTCATTCCCCGCGAAAGATCACAACCATGACGAAAAGGAAAAACACTGCCGCTGCAATCACTCCGACGACTTGATCGACGCTCACAGGTTCGTAATCACCTCGCCAGCAGAGAGGGGGCGGTGCAGCGCCATGAACGGCCAGACCGCCCAAATCCAACCGTCCCGAACCACATACAGCGTCCAGCTATGCCGCCAAAATACCAGCCACTTCGCCCCGAACAACCGCACGCACGCCCAGGCGATCAGCAGCCCCAGCCACCAAAGCAGCACCCACGGCCTGCTTATAAACGCCGGTTTCATTCAACGAGTTTCCCTTGGGCTCTTAAGCTCGCAAGGAGTTTCGCTTTCATTTCGCCAGGCGTGATAATTACTTTGGCCGGACGGTAAAGTCTCGGGACTCCAGGTCCGTAAAATCGGCTGTTGATTGGCCTGTGCCCGCCGTACCCTTTGCGATAGCGCCGCGCCTGGCTTGTCTCGCGGTTCTTTTTCGTGGCAAACGAATGCTTCGTTCGGTCAGGCATCACGCTCATTCTGCGACAAAAATCACGGTAGCGCAAGACTTCCGGCGGTAGCGGGATTCCAACCTCTTGCGGGCCAGCCCGGCCCGGTTGCGTTCTCCCTCTGGAGTGAGGGTGTTGTGGCAGGCTCAACTATACCGCCGATATTTCGAGAGAGCGACGAGGGCCTACCCTTTGCGGGGATTTATGGCAACCCCGCCGCCATTGAAACTCTCAGTCCCATCTTCGCAAAATTCACGCGCGCACGCAAGAGCGTTTCACGTGGAACCGTTTTTCAAAAAAAAA